CCGGCGCAGGAAGCGTCAGCGTCGTGCGAAGGCTGCGGGAACCACTATCGCCGAGGGTTCTGTCGAGAGATTGCTCCCCGGATACAGTACACCCATTGTGTGCCACCATATCCGCAATAAGGAGGCGCGGTTCAATAACCGCAGTCGCCCTGCCGGATGGCTGACACCCACAGCGAACCACCTGCTGCAGACCCACATTAACCTGATTGCGAAGATTGCAAAGGTTCTGCCCATCACAAAAGTGGTGGTGGAACTGAACCGCTTTGCTTTCATGGCGATGGATAATCCCAATATCCGTCGTTGGGAATACCAGCAGGGTCCGCTGTACGGACTGGGTTCCGTGGAGGATGCGGTATACGCACAGCAGGACGGACATTGCCTGTTCTGTAAGAAGCCTATTGACCATTATCACCATGTCGTCCCACGCCATAAGGGTGGGAGCGAGACGCTGGCAAACCGGTGTGGGCTTTGCGAGAGGCATCACGCCCTCGTCCACAAGGACAAGGCGTGGGCGGAGAAGCTGGTCACACGCAAGGGCGGTATGAATAAAAAGTACCACGCCCTGAGTGTGTTAAATCAGATTATCCCGTTCCTGATGGAGTACCTCGGTGAAGAGACTCCCTACGATGTCTACGCCACGGATGGACGTTCCACCAAGGGCTTCCGCGTTGCCAAGAACGTGCCGAAGGAACACTATACGGATGCCTACTGTGTTGCGTGTTCTATCTTGGGCACCGATATTGATGTATCCGCACCTGTCGAACCCTTTGAGCTGAAGCAGTTCCGCCGTCACGACAGACAGGCCTGCATCCGCCAAATGGTTGACCGGAAGTACCTTCTGGATGGCAAGGTCGTTGCAGCAAACCGGCATAAGGCCATTGAGCAAAAGTCCGATAGTCTTGAGGAGTTCCGCGAGGCTTACGGCGACGCTGCGGTATCGCAGCTTACCGTAAGACCCCATTTGCCTCAGTACAAGGACATGACCCGTATCATGCCGGGTGCGGTGATGGATTTTGATGGGACTATTGGAGTATTTCAGGGGTCAGAAGGCTTTCATAACGGTAAGTCGAACTACTATAAATCAACGAAAGGAACAAAGGTTTTAACGAGGAGATGTGCGCTTCTCGCAAAGAACGTAGGCATGGTTTTTATCCCTGCCTGAAAACTAAGTTTTGTGGGTTTCCCACATCAAATCTCAAAGGTCGCTGCAATCTTTTAACAGATGTGTGAAAAAGCTCCCCGAAGGGAGCTTTTTCTTTTCGTTCAAAATTATTGACAAAATGCCGAAACGTGGTAGTATAGTAGTATAATTACGAAGATTTTTTTATAAGGAGATTTATCTCCGATTCAAAGTCACATCAAATATTCAAGACAGTTGTTCTCGCTTGGGAACGACTGTCTTTTTATATATTTACTACATTTTTGTTCCCATAAGTCCTTATCACAGGCGGGGAGAAAGGAGAAAACATGAAAACTAATGTTGTTTTCGAGTACGCTGGCGAGAACATGGAGACTGTCCACGATAAGGTTGCCGTCACCGGTGAAATTACCGATTGTGGTTTTGCTGTTATGATGGCAGCCACCAACCGCGACGGTGTATTTGTGCCGGCTGCTGTAGGGCTTCGCAAGGTAAACTATGCGAAGCTGGTTGGTGTTGAGCCCTGCGAAGCTGATTCTGATGCCGTGTGCAGTGCGGACGTCCTTGTGGGGCGCTTCGTAAACGCAAGCGGTGCGTGGGATGAGCTTTCGTCCAACAGGCAGGTGCAGAGTGGCGCCGTTCGTGTCGGCATCCCATTTGTGTATGGGCTCTACAACTTCACGCCGGTACGTAACGGGGCAAACAAGAAGATTTCGTGGTGGATTTCCCGCGAGGGTATCGGTCACGCGCTCTACTGCTTCACCGCAAACTACACCCCCGAAATCGGCTATCAGTTCCAACATATCAGCAACTATATTTCCATGTTCGAGGAACAGTTCGGCACGCCCGACGGCAAACCGAAGTCCAAGAAAGCACCTGTTGGTGGGCGCAATGTGGCAGTTGTTCGCATTAAGGTCTATCCCGATGTCGGACCGGCCTATATCGTTGAGGTCCCTTCTGATGAAATTGGCAGTATCGACAAGTGGGCGAGAGAGCATCTGGAGAACTGGACCTGTGTTGAACAGAAGGATTCCAACTCCGCACCTGAGGCTTCCCCCTCACCCGAAATCGGCTATCAGTTCCAATACATCAGCAACGTTGGTGGGCGCAACGTGGACGCCATTCGCTTCAAGGTCTACCCCAATGTGGGTCCTGCCTATATCGTCGAGGTTCCCTCCGGCGAGGTCGATAACATCGACGAGTGGCTGAGTGAGCACATGGAGAGTGATGCCACATTCGTGGAGCTGAAAAGCACCGATTCCACCTCCAAAAACACGTCCTCTGACGAAAATGCCGACATCCGCGTGCGGGATATCTGCGGCGATAAGTGCCAGTGCTATGTCTACTACGACAAGGCTTCCGGCCAGAACAAGATGCGTTTTTGGCTGAGAGCTGCTTTCCCCCGTCCCGCCGATATGATTGAGGTACGCACGGCGCTGAAAGCGAACTTCGGCAGCGGTGCCGGCACGCACACCTATGATGATGGCTCCTTCGACGTCATCATTCAGAGGTTGGTGCCGTTCGCTTTCTCCAATGCGGATTTGGAGAGCTTCGCAGACAATGCGGTTACACTCATCGAGAATGTTCTGCACGCCAAGGCAACCAGTGTGAGCTGGAACGCCGGCCATTGTGAGAGCGATGATGATGCGCTGCTTACTGAGAAAGAGCGGAGCATCGTAAGCCGGCAGGCGTAAGGAGGTGTCTTCAGTGAACACAGTGATTTTTCCTGAGGACGTCGCCAACGCGGTACAGTCGGCTTACCTCCAAACCGAAGATGAGGATGTCAGAAATTTGCTTTTGTCCGTCGGCGCCGAGCTTCTTGATATCTCTCCCGATGAGATGTTTGAGATGATTCGTTGACCGTTGAAAGAAAGGAGAAACAGAAATGACCCTGAAGGAGTTTGTTGAAAAAAACGGTAAAGAGAGATGCGTTAGCAAGATGAGACAGTGGCAGTCTGTTACCATTGGCTTCATCGACGCCGATGGAAAAGACGATGAGACGGAATTCGACGTATACCGCGTGGACACCTCAGCCGGTCTTGAAGAGCTGACGCAGCTTTTCACCGATTTCTGTGCTGAAAACAACTTCCCCACGGACACGGTACAGTCGGTTCGTGTGGTGAAGAGCGCGGACAGCTACTCTGGCCTTGCCGAAGCGTAAAGGCTCTGCAAAAAAGAAAGGAGAAAATAATCATGGATTTCAAGAAAAAGACAAACAAGAATCGTTGTAGGGCTTGCCCCGCATCCGGCTTTTGCTCCGATGTCTGCTACAATAGGGATGTTCCTGATGCCACCTGTGCTCATGCCGTGAAGTACGATAAGCTGAATAAGCGTATCGCCGCTCTGGAGGGACAAGTGGAGGCGGTGAAGTTTATGAGCTTGAAGCAGAGAGACGTTGAGCTGGAAAAGCTGTGGGATGAGTTCGCCGATGTCCCGATGAATCCGGACACCGAAAAGATGGAGGGGGCATTCCTCCACTTCCCCGCCGGAACTCCTCGCGAGGACATCTGGCACTGGTTCGACGAACGCTATTCCAAAGGCGTCGCTGCGCTGCTTTACGGTCGTGGTGAGGACAACACCGCTACCATCGCTACTCTGGCCTATCGGAACGAGTTGTGCTGCGAGTGCGACTCTGAGTTGTGCGCCTTTGCGGATGCTTCCGGTATTTGCCGAGCTCCGTTCATTACCGGCGCCGCGCCGCGTATCCACGAGGATGGCTGCGACGATTTCTGCAGCAAGTGCGATGCGGGTTGCACGGCCAGCGTCGAGGGCAAGGATTCTGAGGCTGGACGGTATATGGTCTTCACGGACGACCCCTACGTCAGAGACGCTCAGATTTACTGCGGCACCATCGACGAAGATGAAGATATCTATTCCGAGGAAAACGAGGATAACTGGTACGATACCAGCGGTCCTGTTCTGCTCATTGACAGGGATTTCAAGACTCTCGATGAGTTGCGGAAAACGGTGATGGACTTCTATCCAGATATGGACCTTTGCACTCTGCGTGTCATTCGGGTCTCAGCGGAAACTGTCTGCCTGTAAGGGAGGTGCCCACAATGGATGCCTTTTTGGAAAAGCTCAAAAAGTCTTTTGTCGAACGTTTTACGTCTTTGATGGAAGACAACGGCGACTCCGTGACGGAAGCTGCAAGGATTATCGGTGTCGCTCCGGAAGCTGTCTCAACGTGGCTGCGTGGGCGTATCGTGCCGAGCATTTATTACTTCGCTAAAATTGCGGATGTTTACAATGTCTCTGTTGATTATCTGCTGGGTCAATCTGAGACCCAGCAGATAAAAGACATCCCCGATGAGGCGGCATATCCGGCTGTTCCCGCACGAGCCTTCTACAACTCGGCGCTACAGCTTATGGCAAAACAGAATTCTCTCATTTCCCAACAGAATGCGTTGTTGCAGCAACAGAACGCTATTCTGAAGGCGATGCAGCAGAAGCCCGCTACTGAGTCCGTATCTGTATCTCTGACAGAGGCTGTTGATTTGCCGTTTTGATGGAGGTGCAGATGGAAAACTTTGAAAAAGAGACGGCTAAGGTTTTCGGTAAACGTTTCCGTGCGTTGATGGCTGCCAACGGTGATACATCAGCAACGGCAACCACAAAGCTCAATGTTTCGGCGGCGATAATTGCGAAGTGGCGTCAAGGGAAAGTCGTTCCCAGCGGGGAATATCTCAAGCGAATCTCGGAAATCTACTGTATTTCTTCAGATTATTTGCTTGGACTCAGTAATGATGCTCTTGCGCGGGCTGATGAGCTGTCTGGTGCAAGCCCCAGAAAACTGGCAAAAGTCATATATGAGTCCTGTCGAAATGCTGTGGAACCGCTTGAAGATTCCCAAAAGGATAACATCTATAAAGCACTTACGAGAGAGAATCTTGATGAGGTGTTTGAGCGAGTTATCGCTTTGGTGAAAGTGCAAGCAAAGTGCAAAGTGACAGGTGAAGGTGCGAAAAGAACAGTATTGTACCAATCTATTAAACACCAATCAGAAGAACTCAGCGAGTTCTTGCGATTGATTTTAGAGGGTGCAGATATGTCTTGCAACGAAACGTTGTCTACTTTAAGCAAGGAGACAACTGGCTGCGTTGATGCAATTCGCCCCTGAAAGGAGATTTTTACAACGGCTGAGGGCTACCTTTATGGTAGCCCTCTCTTTTTACCCACAGAATTATTGACAAAATACTGAAACGTGGTAGTATAGTAGTATAATTACGAAGATATTTTTATAAGGAGATTTATCTCCGTTTTCAGTCACATCATCATATTCAAGACAGTTGTTCTCTTTTGGGAACGACTGTCTTTTTATATATTTACTACATTTTTGTTCCCGTAAGACCTTATCACAGGCAGGGAGAAAGGAGAAATCATGGAAAACAAAAAGTACGACGCAGAACTCGCGCATTTGTTTATCTATCACGGTGTTGCTGAGTCCACGCCATATGAGGCTCTGGACAAAGCGTACAGCGAGTATGGACACACAGTATGCGTCTTGGCTCTGTACCAGCTTCTTACGACGGGTCGTGAGTTGATTCGCGCCATGGAGCATCCTGCTGCACTGGTGGAGACCATTACGGGGGTATTCCCACCGGATGTGAAAGAATCCGCCGCAGAGGTCATGCTCCTGATGGCAAAGGCTGATATTGACGTGCTGCTCGCCTTTGTGCAGCGCATCGTAAAGCCGTTCGAAGACCCGATGGGTCAGCGCATCCCGTTCCTTCACCCTAACGGCGACGAGGAGGATGTTTGCCCTGTATGCGGCGCTGAGGTCGAATATCAGGGCGACCGTGACATCGACTACAACGATGGTACGGAGGTGAGCTGGGAGTGCCCCGTCTGCAAGGCGTTCGGCAAGGCCCTGTACCACGACACCTTCCTCCAGCACGAAGCAGTGATGGATGGGAATGGCGATTGCGTACACGACCGCGTCTGAACCTCCACGTTCTCAGGGTCTCAGAAAGGAGGAAAGACATGACAAAAAACTTTAAGGCGGTCATCGAAACGCTGAGTGAGGTCGGCTACTATCTTGCCTTTTGCTTTCTTGTTGCAACCAAGACTGTCAAAATACCTTTCAAAAAACTCGCTTCCGCTGCGGAGGCGAACATTAAGGGCATTGGCATATGGCTGGAGTACGCGGAAAGAGAGGCTTACCTCGCTCGCAATCAGTCTACCCCGCTTGAAGAACTGATTCAGAATCTGGAGAGCGAAATTCTTCGTGTTACTTATTTTTGCCTTGACCCTCGTATTCGCGAGGTATTCAAGAAAACAGATATTGCGAAGATTACTGAACTCATTGAAGCCAATGGCTCCAATATGGATGACCTCGACGCCTTGAGGCCGGTAAAAGGTGTGTTTGAGACCTATGTTTCCTTGCTTTATCAGCAGGATGAGACGCTCGGCATTGACCTTTTTGCTTCTCCTCCAATCGGGGCCTGCTGCATCTACTTCAATGGGGGTCTTCAGAGCTTCATTGCATTCAAAACTGAGGAAAAAGCAAGGTCTTTTGCTGAAGCAAACGGTCTGGAAAAACCGTTCATATCCTTCTTCAAAATGGACGTCTGTTGGCAGCCATTGGACGGAGGTGTTTCAGCATGATGGGCAACGTTGTGAGCAACAGAATCCGAAACGCTCGCAAAGCACTTGGTATTTCGCAGGTAGAGCTGGCTAAGAGCTGCGATGTCACCTCTCAAACCGTCTACAAGTACGAGGCGGGCAGAGTGGAAAATATCCCTCTCAACACTCTGGAGCGTTTTGCTGCCGTTCTGGGTGTCTCCCCCGCTTATTTAGCGGGGTGGACGGATGCCACATCAGGCGCGAGCAAGATGGACGTGCAGGTGAAGAGCCCTACACTTCTCTGCGCGGCCTGTCCCATTTGCGGGAGCGTGAAGTTCGGTCCGAAACACGACAATGTGTACGGTCCGGAGGTGTGTTGCTTCGATTGTGGAACCTCTTTCCGTCTCGACACGGAGCAGTTTCCACTGAAGACCGTTCGCATTGGTTTGTCGCTGCTGGTGTAACCGGCAGCTCTGAAAAAAGAAAGGAGAAAAAAATGACTATTACCCGTAACATTCAGATTCCCGACACCAAAAACACCATCACCGTCGAAATCGAGTTGTCCTGCAGCGAGCTGGAGACCGCATATCGTGAACAGGAGCGATACTACCGGCTGATGGATGCGGAAGGCCAGCTCTGCACGTATCTGGGCTTCGACGTCAGCGACTTCGACCCTGATAATGAGGACGACGCCGAGAAGCTGGAGAGCTTCAAGGAAAAGTTCGGTGACACTGAGCCGATATCTCTGGTCGATGAGGAGTCTCCGAACTATGTGCTGAACGATATCGTTGCTCAGTTTGAGCACGATGCCGACTGCAACAATGACGTCAACTCCACGTGGCAGAACGCCGTCGAGGAAGTGCTGAACATCCTGCAGGCGCGTCTCTGCTACGAGGCGGTCAGTGGCGGTGATGAAGCATGAGCCTTCTGAGATTCCCTGAAAAGCGGTATCTCAAGAACGCCATTTACGGCACTGTCACGTTGCTGCCCATCGCGGTGGTAGGCCCGAAACCCTGTGTCGTCTCTGCGAGACTGTATCCGCATCGTTACGATGGGGCGGCATTGTTCCGCTATATCGTAGTGGATGCCGAGAACATCGGCATCATTTACGATGACGCGCAGGGCTATGGCTACAAGAGCGCTGAGGCCGCAAAGCGGGCGTTTTCACACAAATACCACGGGATGTATCCCTCTAACTATGCGTGGCCGCCCGTGTGGGAAACATAATTTTTTGAATAACACAAGCCCCTGCGTCCTCACTTTTGAGGGGACGCAGGGGATGAAAGGAGCAAAGCTATGAAAAGGACAATCGAGATGCCTATTTTGCATCGTGAAATCGCGGAGTTCCTCGACCCTCGCATCCATGAGGCTGCGCCGGGAACTCCGTCGTTTGCACTGCATAGTTTTCGCATCGACGACCGCGAGTATGTGATGGACTGTCTGCCCACTACGGGACTCATGGCGGGCTACCGCATCGTCGAGACCGGCGAGCTGGTTTCAGCGCTGCAGTGCGACAAGGGTGTTTCTGAGGAAAAACAGATTTTCCATGCGTTGCTGTTTGCACCGTGTGCGAAATATCTGGCGACGAAGAACTGCGTGTCTTCCCTGCCTGACGGGTCGTATGGTGATATTGAGTGCTTCTATATCATCTACAAAAACCCTGAGGCACGATGCTGGCTGCCTCGCTGTGAGACTCCTGTCATCGGGGCCGGCAATGCCGAGCAGCGATTCACGACAGAAGTGCGGCTGAATACGATGGATGGCTTTGTAAGCTATCTGTATTTCGATTTCACAACCCGTGGCTCTTGCGGTACAAACTTCTTCAATTCCGTCTGCGAGAACGTCCAGCGTATGCTGCGTGAGGATTGGGACGCTCTGGCTGCCACCGTACCCGCCGTTTCTTACGATGCGGGAAGTGAAATTCTGTCCATTCCCTTCTCGAATGTAAATGGCGATTATACGCTGATGGATTTCGAGAAGAAGTGGGCAGGGGCGCACGAGCTCACCTCACTGGTCACGTCGATTCGGCTGGTCAAAAACGACATCACACTGTATAAAGACAGTCGTTTCGATGTGCCGGAAGTGGAGGTCGTCCATGAGTAAGAAGGCTGATGACCGCGTATACAAAGTCAAAATCCAGCGGCCAATCTTCCCTCCCGATGCTCCGTTTCTGGCAATGAGCGAGTGCGGCTGCATCCAGCCGACACTTCTTCAGGCAACACCGGAGCTGAAGGACCTGCTGGGAGAAAGGCTCAAAGTCTATTGCGACTGTAAGGTTGTGAACACAAAGCTCGTCATCCTGCGGGAACGCACGGGCGACAACTGGTGAAAGGAGAAGAATTATGGGACGCAAGACAACTCGTTCCGCTGAGGAAATCACCAAGGGAAAGCAGGATATGTTCATCAGAACCGCTGAAAAGCGTGTCGGACGTATTCTGGACGGTCTGGATATGCTGGAGTGCCTGTCTACCCGTTATAGCGGGTACTACACTGAGGAACAGGTCAACGCCATGTTCAACGCCATTCGCAAGAAGGTGGATGAAGCCGAGAAGAGCTTCCGGACGAACGGGAAAACAAAGCTGTTTTCCTTTTCCGATGAATCCACTTCCTGCGGAGAGTTCAACCTCGAAGCCGGCGAGCGCATCGGTATCTCGTTGAAGGTCATCAATGACTGCAATATGAGCGTAGCGCCCAATAAGCTGGAAGTTGAGACCTTCCCTGACGGCAGCGAACCGACTTACTATGAGCTATTCAACAGCGAAGGTATGCTTTGCTGCTGTGATGGCGAGGTCGTCACTGTGGTACGCACCGGCGTCGATGAAAACGGCGTTGCGGTGGCGTGGCTGTATGCCACAGATTCCAACGGTGAGACTGGGCCTGAGTTTTCTTTGCCCATTGAAGCTCTGAAGGTCGGCGTGTTCCGCTGAAAGTCAATAACCCGTGGTTAAAACCACGGGCTTGTGGTGAGTAACTGCAAGCCCTGATTGACTACCCTAAGTGTTTCGAGCACTACGTTATCCGAGAATGTTATAGGCACCGTGGGACGTAAATCCTAATCCCACGCTCTGCGGTATGTGGTTAAACAGTTCTGAGGGTAAGGAACAGTGCTGCATATGTGAAACCTCGGAATAACTTTGGGGAAGGATTCTCACTCTCTACGGAGAGGACAGTTTTGTCAAAGTTTAACTGTCACAACGACAAGAAAGGAGACGACATCAATGTATGTGTATGTACTCAACCAACACGGCGAGCCTTTGATGCCGTGCTCCCCACGGAAGGCTCGCACTATGTTAAGAGACCACAAGGCAACAGTAGTCCGGCGTACCCCGTTTACCATTCGCCTGTTGCATGGGTGCAGCGGCTATACGCAACGCATCACGCTGGGCGTGGATGCCGGGAGTAAGTTCATCGGATTGTCCGCTTGTACCGAGAGCAAGGAGCTTTTCGCCGCCGAGGTAAAGCCTCGCAACGATGTAGTTGACCTGCTCTCTACGAGGCGGGAACTGCGCCGCAGTCGGAGAAATCGCAAAACCCGCTACCGTGTCGCACGGTTTGACAACCGTGTCCACAGTAAGCATAAGGGTTGGCTGGCACCTTCGGTAGAGGTAAAAATCCAAGAGCATATCACAGCCATCAAGAGAACGTGTGCCATCCTCCCTATCTCCATGGTTATCGTGGAAACAGCAGAGTTTGACACACAGAGGCTCAAGGCTATGCTGGAGGGTAAGCCCCTGCCGGTCGGTACGGATTATCAGCTCGGTGAGATGTACGACGAATATAACGTTCGTCAGTATGTCCTCAAGAGGGATAACTACACCTGCCAGTGCTGCGGTGTTCAATCTACAGACAAAGCTCCGGTGAAGTTTGCAGTCTACCATAAGGAAAGCCGCCATGTCGGAGGAAATGCTCCCAACAACCTTATCACCCTCTGTGAAAAGTGCCATAGGCTCTTACACGCCGGAGTTATTACTCTGGATGAGGATAAGAGGAAACGGGGCAAGAGCTTCCGAGATGCGGCATTCATGGGCATCATGCGTAAGACTCTGATACAGAGGCTTCGCAGTGAGCTCAGTGTTCCTGCGAAGGAGACTTACGGCTATATCACCAAGCTGTTGCGAGAGACACATTCCATCCAAAAATCCCATGTGAACGACGCTCGATGCATCGCCCGTGTGCCGGATGCAAAGCCCAGCGATACGCTCTACTGTATCCGAGCCGTCCGGCATCATAACAGGCAGTTGCATAAGACCAATCCCATTAAGGGAGGTATCCGCAAACGGAATCAAGCACCTTACGAGGTATTTGGTTTCCATCTTTGGGATAAAGTTCTGTTCAACGGACAAGAGTGCTTTATCACAGGGCGTAGAGCAAGCGGATATTTCGCATTAAAGGATTTCGATGGCAAAAAAATCCATGCAAGTGCCTCTTACAAGGTTCTTTCCGTAGTTGAGACAGCTACAAGTTACTTAATTGAAAGGAAGACGGCTGTTTCCTCCCGTGACTAAAGACACGGGTATCCACAGCCAATTTTCTGATGAAAGGAGAAAAGAATGAATCATTTTTGCTACAACTCTTTATTCGGGTTTTCTGAGAAGGAGCTGGAAAAGATGGAAAACAACCACCGTATCGTAGTTGATGGCGACCTCATCGACTCTGCAAAGGCATACGAAGACATTATGCAGAGTGATGTTTTCAGGCATATATCATGCCGATTTGTCCCGGAGGGCGATGTAAAAAATAAGAGGGGCATCAGAATATACGATAACGTTTTTCGGGTCTATGTAAAGGAACGCTGCTACGTGCTGCCTACTTCCGAGGCGAGCGACGTTTTCTTTGCCGAGGCCGAGAAGGGCTCTGTTGTGAATGTGACTGCCACGGAACTGGCGGAGCTCTATATCCGTGAACGGCTGCATCAGACCAAGGAAAAGCTCATTCCTTTGTCTATGCTTGAGCTTCACCTCCTGCTGGTCATGGGCATCTGCAGCATAAAGGACGGCAAGCCGTTTGGCAAGGACGGAAAGTGGCTGAATGGCTACATCAATGTCTACAATGCTGCGACCTTCCCTGATTTGGTTTGCTACATCACCGGCAAGGATTGCAGAGTGGCGCCGTTTGCCTCGTACACATGGAACGAAATTCTCGCCGTGTGTGAAGGCAACAACAATCTGGCTGTTCGGGTATTCAACGCGCTGCGGGAGGATGCGACACACTCGTGGACTCCTGAGGGAATCGTTGCTTTCTTCACCGATTTAGGCATGGAGGACAGTGCCGGTGAGGATGACGACGAGGACAACCTCATCCACGTGGAGAAGCACTACGAGGTCTCTGACGGTCTGGCGAAGGCTCTCGGTTACGAGGGCGACCTGTTTGCCATGGACGTTGCGGATTTCAACCGTGTCTCTTCGCGGCTGAGGAACCTGCACTGCCTCGTCGAAGCCATCCCTGAAATCATCCATGACAGAGACTTCAGGCGTTTTGCTTCCATGAACATGAACAGCTATTGGAACGTGCTTCTGAATTTGGCGCTGACCAATCTCATTGAGGACCTGCGTATCCATGCTATTGCGCGTCACTCCGGAACCGGTGTTTCCATCGACGTCAATGGCGTTGCTCCGAAAGAGGCTGCGGGCGCGTTTGCCAATTTCGCGGACGAGCAACACCCCTGAGGTTTTTCTCTCGGAAAAACACTGATTTTCACACTAAGAAAAGCTCCTTCGGGGGCTTTTCTTTTTTTGAAAATAGCGCGATGATAATTGGCTTTTCAAAGTCGAGATGAATGCACAACAGCTTGAAGGAAACGATTGACAAAATATTTGAATGTGGTAGTATAGTAGTATAATTACGAAGATATTTTTATAAGGAGATTTATCTCCGTTTTCAGTCACATCAAATATTCAAGGCAGTTGTTCTCGTTTGGGAACGGCTGTCTTTTTATATATTTACTACATTTTTTGTTCCCGTAAGCCCTTATCACAGGCTGGGAGAAAGGAGAAACAAATGGATTATCAGAAGGTACAGGAGCGTATGCAGCGCATCAAGGACACGCAGTTCGCCAAGCACCGCGCCCACATTCACAACCGTGGAGACATCGTCGTTGTGGACTGGAAGCGAGATAACACAAACGCCTATGCTGTCCAGTATACGTTCTACAAGAACCACGTCTTCATCACTGGCGACCTCGGCGACGCCATCTTCAACTGCACGTGGCAAACGTGGACCACTGAGAAGCCCTACAAGAACGCACCGGTGGGATGTGGCCGGCCCAATAAGTTCAAGCCCATCTCCCTTGAGTATCTTGAGGAGAAGCTGGGCGCATTCAGGGAAAGCGATGTGTATGAGTTCTCCTCGGTGGAAGCCAAGGAAGAAATCAAGCACTACCGCGAGTACGTGTCTAAGGACCATAAGGACGACTTCAAGGACCTGCTGAAAGAGACGGAAAGCTATCGTTTCTGCGATGAGTGGCGCAACTACATCATCTCCAACTACGACACGGTGGAGGGGATGTTCAGCGATTCCGAAGTCATCGCGGATATCATGGATGCCGGCAAAACGTTTGGCTGCCGCTACCTGAGTTGGGTGGCTGGTATCCAGATGGTTGAGCAGGCTATCGCAGATGGCACTGCCATCTACGACCCTATCCGCGTGGAATCCAACCATCGCACTGTGGTAAGCCTTATTGCCGATGTCGGCAACGGGACTATCTCTGTGGAAGCGATTGACCCCTGCGAAAAGGGACTCCACACGGAGGTGTTTGTAAGCGTGCAGGATAAGGATGGGTCCAACACACAGGATTTGGCCTACATCGGTCAGACCTACGAGCGTAACGAGGATAAGAGCAGCGATGCTGATTTTGTCGCTAAGGACTCTATGACCGTGCGTGTGTGGACTGAGGCGGAGAACGAAGACTACACCAAGGAGTATGTTGTCGAACGCTACCATGAGGCCGATGAGGACAAGGAATAAAACTGAAAGGAGAAAAGTTATGAGCGCAAAAAGAGCTGTCATTGAGCAAAAGTTCAAAAAGATGGAAGCTGAGGCAAAACGCCTCGGCGTTACGCTACTGACCAAACCTGAGGCTTTCATTGATGATGACCACCTCGATTGCACGTGGTACGGAGGCTACATCGGTGGTTTCCAGTACAACGGCTATGAGGTCTCCTTCGAGGTACAGGGAGATGTCTGCATCGCCGGCAAGGTCAAGGGCAATGAAGTTCTTCTCAGGCTGGAGAATCACACGATTTATGAGTCCGCCAAAATTCTTCGAGAGCATTTCTCCTATACCAACAGGTCAAACTCCGGCGCTATGGCTACCCACGCTTCCGATACCTTGCGTACTGCCTTCAAGAGTGATGATGAACTCATGGAGGCTGTGCAGAATGGCGACATCGAGTACGAAAACAACAACTGGATTGAGGCATTTGTCAAAAAGCCTGATGGCAGTTGGAGTACGTTCTCTGAGGTCGCTGAGGACGACAACGTGTTGGACGTTTGCGCGGATATTTCCTGCTGGCTTGACTGGCTGAAAGACAATTTTATCAAGGATGCTGAATAGCAGAAAGGAGAAATTGTTATGGCAGAAAAACGCATCAAAATTCAGGCACAGAAGGCCACCCGCACCGGTTCCGTCCGGCGCTTCGATGACCTTGGCCGCATCGTCGTCCCCCGCGAGATTCGCAAGCGCATGGGGTATGAGGAGGGCTCCCCCTTTGAAATCATCCCCATCGCTGAGGGTATCCTGCTGGTTCCCTACAACCCCATCGAGACTTTCGGGAATCGCGTGGACGCTCTCCTGAGCGACGTCAAGGAAACCGAGAATTATCGTGGTATGCCCGATGATGCTCGTGAGGCCATCAAGACGAAGCTGCAGGAGCTGGTGGAGGTTATGCAGACCTACCACGTTCGCAGCGTTGAGAAAGGCGGTGACGAGTAATGGTGTCCGTCAAGAAGAACTGGGTCTGTACGAACCCCGATTGCGTTCAGTTCCGCCGCGAGGCGCCGGAACACGGCCACAACGTCTTTGAGCTGGCACAGGTAAACCAATACGGCGCCAGCCTGTACCGCGTCGCCCACGGTTTCGTCTATCTTGACAACGACGTGGACGGGCGCGAGCGCGACTTGCTGTGCGAGTTGTACGACTGGGACGTGGAGGTCATCAACAGCCCCGATTTCAATGCGAGTTTAGCCGAAGTGGTTTTCGTAACTTCCGCCACGGAGTATGATACATCCGAAGATTATCATACTTTCAAAGACGCAGCTCTGGCAGTTGGTCGGCTCATCGGCGTTGATGTGAGTGCTTACGTGGCGTAAAATGCAGAAAGGAGAAAACGAATATGGCAGAAAAGGTGTTCAGCACAAAAAAGCTCGATAAATACGCCGAAAACGGCTATGAGAGCTGCGCTTTAAGCCAACGTGAGGAGCAGGACGCCTTCTCATTCTGGTGGCCGCTGGTAAAAGACTGTGGCATTCGCGTGCCGGAGACTGTTATCATCAAGGTGCCGGAAGAGCTGGATGAGGAAGGTCAGAAGACTTTCTACAGACACTTCTATATGGAGCGTCCGGAAGACTATCCCGCCATCAAGAAGTGGGTCGATGATGTTGTCATCCCCACTCTCAACGCCTCTCCGCTGAAGGGACATCTGCTGTTCGTAAAGAACAGCCTGTACTCCAACAAGTTCGATGCGCGTACCTGTATGCCGGCACCTACTCCCAACGCACTGACCGATGCCATCATCGGCATTCAGTACAGTGAGTATGAGAATAAGATGTGGGGTCCTTACGGCGACACGGAGTTCGTGTTCCGCGACAGGATTCTACATATGAGCAAAATGGTTCCGTGTATCTACGGCGGACTTCCCTTCCGCACTGAGTTCCGCGTGTTCTACGACTTCGACACCCGCGAGGTCATCTTCACTGCGAACTACTGGGACTACGACTACCTCTATCCCCACCTTTATGACCGCACCGACCGAATTGTGTTCGATGCGATGAGGGATGAGATGCAGGAGAAGTTCGAGAAGTATCGCGGCGAGGTGGAAGCACTGGTGGCCGAGCATATGAAGAATGTGCAGGGTCTCAGCGGCCCGTGGTCTATCGACATTATGTTGAATGAGGGATTTTCTACGGAGCATTTCGAGAAGCCGAACGAGTTCTGGCTCATCGACATGGCTGTTGCGGAGCGTTCCGCCTACTGGGAGAAGCGCCCCTCGAAGCTGGCGCTGGAGACGGTGCCTGAGAAGGAGGACTGAGCTATGGGTGTCACGATAAGCTGCCGAAAGACCGGTCGGTCTATCGACCTTGGCGGCGGAGGTTTTTTCAATCTCCGCAACAAGGTCTCAGACCTCGTTGGCGACCCTTGGGCGTCCCACTACCGCAAGCTGGAGGACATCTTCCGGAAGGCTTTTTCCATGAGCGATGAGGAACGCAGGCAGGCCTACAATGCCTTTGATGCTGAGACCGAACGGCTCCTTGCCGAGAAAAAAGTCAGCTTCAAGGTCGTAGACTTCCTGCTTCAGCCGGACTGTGAGGGCCTTATCCGTTATGGTGCCTGCAAGGAGCTGCTGAAAATCATCGGAGATTACGACGACAACGTTCTGTACGGCTACATTGGCCGTCCGGATTGCGCCAAGTTCCGAGATTTCAAAGCCATCCTGCAGGATTGTGCCGACAACAAGTGCGATATGATATGGAGTTGAGGGCTGGTTTCCAGCCCTCTCCCCTGCCCTGTTTACCAAGAAAGGAGAAAAACATGAGAAAAAAGAACGAACACAAGCCCCTGACCGTCAAGGAAATCGTCTTCGGTGCTAAGGAGATGATGAAGAGCGTTGCGCGAGCTGATGACGAGGTTCTCAATCTGCTGAATCAGTTTGAGCGGAATGCTTCCAGCATCCGTACCACTGCAGCGGATGAAGAGTTGGTCTATTCCAACTTCGACATCCATGTTGACTGCTTTCATGGCAGTAATGAAGGGTACTACGCTGACATCATTTTGGATGGGCGATGGATGCCGTCTCAGAAGGCCGGTACGCGGGAGCGTATGGAAATCTATTCCGTCAGAACGATGGATGACAGCATGAGCGGATGCATGAAGGCCGCACAGTACGCCGCGTGCCTCGCATTTTTCGTCCAGAAGTTCATTGATAGCAATATGGACCGGTTCGCAGCATCCAATGACAATTTTGTGGATGCGCGATATGTGTCTATTTGGGATGGTGGGCGCACCGAATGCTCCTCCGAGTGTGTCGTTGACCTGCTCAAGCATGAAGTTGTCTCTATCACCCCCTGCGAGACCTTTGACGCAGCGGAAGTGGAAGTCCTCGACGCCGAGCGCGTCATCGTTCCCGATGCCTATGTGGACAACGGATGGAGACTTTACCCCGTCTATGTGCGAGGTGAAGAGCCTTCCTCGCAGGAGGCAGACCGAAACACATACTTCCTTCGAGACTAATTTTTCAACACAAACAGGAGGGGCGGAAGCTCCTCCTGCTTTTCGAAAAATAAGTGTGCTGGAAAAGCGGCGTGGTCAAGGTAAAACCACCTTGCGCTCAAAGGGACCATAGTCTATAATAGCTTTAAGGAGGGGTGGACTGTGAATGTGCGAGAATACGCGAAAAGCGTTGGTTTCACTGTCGTTGGCAAGCTGAGAAGGCTGCCTGATGTCCATTACGGTATGGACGATAATCGAAAATATCCCGTTTGGATTGATGAGGCCGGCAACGAGTATTGCGGCAGCTATAGTAAGGATGGCTGCTTTTGCATCATCACTTCCGACGGAAGTGTCATTTGAACCAAAAGAGGAGCCCACGGCTCCTCTTTTTTTTGTGGGAAATCTTTACCTGCCCACAAAAACTTTTACAGCTACCCGTGCATCCTCTAAAGTTTTATGTGGGAAAGTCTGCAAATCCCACAGAAAAGTTGGGAGAAGTCGCTCAGTCGAAATAAGGGTTGAAAAGAAAAATCCCACACAAAACTTTGGATAGCCTTTCGCGCAAAAGGAATTGACAAAATAATGAAACGTGGTAGTATAGTAGTATAATTACGAAGATATTTTTATAAGGAGATTTATCTCCGTTTTTCAAGTCACATCATTTATAAAAGACAGTTATTCCTTCATGTGGAGTAACTGTCTTTTTCATATATATTACCTCTTAAATTTCGTGTGAGCATAGGTTTCCTGACCGTTTTGAGACGGAAGGCGGCTCAAGAAAGGAGAAAAAATCATGGAAAGAGCTATCAACAGAGAGCAGGACAACTACCGCTTTGTCACGAGTGTGGAGAGCGAGCTTCTGCAGGAAGTTCAGGAGATGGAGCAGAACAGCCGCTGGCTGCCCGGTGTTCCATCTAAGAGCATCCACGTAGTTCCGCTGGAGCCCATTGAGGTCCCCATTGTGGTGCAGAAAATCGCTGACGACCCCATGCTGACCCGCAAGGTAACGCTGGATGCGGCGATGGAAGCCGCTGACCCCAGCACGGGTTCCCACTTCATTGTGACTAACGAGCCCAACGCATGGGTACTGCGCGACACCGCCATCGGTTCCCTGCATAACACCGCGAAGCTGTTCGGCTCCGCATTCTCCCGTATGACGCCCTACTGCTCCGCAGAGGTGCTGAATAACGGGCTTCGTGCGGCGCCGGATAAGAGCCTGACCCTTCTTCTGGAGCGTTATGGACGCATCGCGGCCCTGCATTCCGATAACGGCGGCGGCTACCGCGTTATGCCCATCTCCGAGCTTCTGACAGCAACCATCCGGAAGCTGAACGACAGGTTCGGTAAGGTGGAATTCCTCGGCGGAGAGAACAGCCACAGTGCCACGGTATGTATGTGGGCGCTGCCTGACAAGCAGGATGAAATGCTGACTATCTATGAGGATGCACTGGACGCACACGGCATTACATCAGTTCATTCTATGAACATGATGCCGGTCGTTAAGTTCTTTTCCTCTGATACCGGCAATAGCTGCGCCACGGCAGTACCCTATTTCCAGAAGCCAGCCGGCAACTGTGTTCGCTTCACTGATGGTATTGCTGTCAAGCATACCAGAAGCAGCAACGGTAAGGACGGAGTTCCCGCCTTTGAGGAGGCGTTGGACGGTCTGTATGCACAGTTCATCGACATGACCGAGGCGTTGGACAAGTTGACCAGCGTGCAGGTCGAGCACCCTGAAAATGTGCTTATCGGCCTCGCAAACAAGCTGGGCCTGCCTAAAAAGTATGCTGACGAGGCCCGAAAGGACCTTGCCAGACTGACTGCGGGTATGCCCTTTGTCCCCATGCACGACGTATATCTGTCCATGTCGGACATTCCCTTCTACGCCAAGGAAGCCGGTGCCTCCCAGACGACCATCACGAATCTGGAGGAGCAGGTGGCGAAAATCCTTCACATGGACAAGGAGTGGGCAAAGTACGACGTTGGCGGCACCGTCGAATGGGGGCGTCAGAGCTACACCTTCCAGCAGGCATCGTAAAGAAAGGAGAAAAAACAATGAGCATTTATGCCAACAACGACTTTTCCTCTCAGGAGGTTTCCTCCTTCAAGTGTCTTTTTTCCAAGTTCTGCCGCCAGCAGATTAACGAGGAAAACTGCACGGACGACGACTGTGTCACCTGCTGCGTCAGCGCGGCATATGACAAGATTTTCGACGAGAACGAGGAGGAAGCAAGCGATGAGTGACATCAAGACCATGCCCGACATCGAGGTCGGCGATTTCCTCCTGAGCAGAGACGATAAGCAGCAGGGTATCGTGTCCCGTATCGGTACTCGATACTGTGCCGCCTGTGGGCGTATAAGCCGCTGCGCCACCGTTCGATGGCCCGACGGTAAGATTACCCGCCCCTGCACGAGAGGCACCATGGAACGCTGCGGCAGCAACGGAGGAGGTAGCATATGGCGTTTGACCTGACCACAAGCAATGAGGCTCAGGCAGCAGCCACTCCACCCTACCCCCGCTGCATCGCCGTCGATTTTGATGGTACGTTGTTCGTCACGGACTTCCCTCACATCGTCGAGCCGAAGTGGGACGTCATCAACCGCGCCAAGGCAGAGCAGGCTAAGGGCACCGTCCTTATCCTGTGGACCTGCCGGCATGGGGAGCATCTTGAGGATGCTCTCCGTGCTTGTGCGGAAGTAGGCCTCAGTTTCGATTACGTCAACGAGGCAGAGCCTCTCCGAGTCGCCTTCTTTGGCGGCGACGGACGTAAAATCGGTGCGGACGAATACTGGGATGACCGTGCTGTCTGTATTGCATAAGACATAAGAAAGGAGAAACACATGAAAGTGAGCGAATATACCGCTGCTTTTGACGAGAAGTACGCGGCGGCTGATGCCGAACGTAAGCGGTTTCTCGCTGAGGGCAGAAAAAAGGAAGCAGACAACATCAAAATGCCGTTCTGGTATGATGAGGTTGTCGTTCCCATGGTGGAAAGCATCGCCACTATGAAGGGCAAAAAGCCTTATATCATCGGCCCTTGCGGGCTCGGTGCTAAAGTGTATATCACCCTTCATAGTCCCTTCGACGACGAGAGTTGCCGATTGTACGATTTCTCTGAAGCGGAGACACTCATGGTCGAGCCGGAGTTCGATTCCATTGAGGACGGACTCATTGCGACGTATCTTCGCTATGAGACTGGCGAGGTGGATACCACCTATCCTGAGGGTTCCCTCGGTGCTTATAACGGACTGAATCGCGTCACCAAAAGGCTCCCTGATGAGATTGACGAGGTTGCAAGGCTGTTTAAGCCTGTGGATTTTAAGCCTGTGCCCACCACCAAGTAAAGAAAGGAGAAAAATGAATATGGCTTCAGTTTTTGAAACTTTCGGGAACGGGGACACCCCCGTCCGCGTCGAGCGCGATGGTGTTATGCTTTACGTTCCGTTCCGCGAGCTGAGGGGCGGTGACAAGGTTTGCCACCGTCTTCCCGATAAGCGCGAGATGTCTTTCACTGTTGATGTAGATGGTGACGCACATCTCTGCGACGATACTGACAATGGCGAGGAGCTGTATGTTGTCTATGACGAAAATGGTGATGGATACTACGCGGATATGATTACGAGAGTCACGAAGGTCATCAACGCGGTGGACCGAGACGGGTTGAATGTGGATATCACCACAATGGTGTTTTCCATCCCCTGCGAGGATTTCGACCTCGAAAGGGCCATTCGTGACGCCGCTGTCGAATTCTGCCACACGAAGGACGGCTTGGATATGTACGAGCACAACTGTGGAGAATTCAACTACGGCGATTTCCTCAACGTCCCCGACGAAATCTGCACGAGGCACGGCTTCGAGCTGATGAGCTTCACGTATGGCGTGTCTGAAGTCGTTGACTTCAATACCACGTTGGTCTTTTCCGACGACGTCTATGACGCCGACGAGGACGATGAGGACGGTGATGGCCAGTGAAAGTCGTATATTTACTGTTTCATAAGGACAGTAAACGTCCCACAATGGTTTCCTTCACTCCCAACGGCATGAAACGTCATATCACAAAGATGATTCGCACGGGCTCCATGGAATACTGTGCAGGCACCAAAGCGGCACAAATCCGTCGCCTCCGCGATGATTTTATGAGCACCGACCCCATCAGTACCGTAAATAAGCGGTTTAAGAACAAGTGGAGCATTGAAGCGTATATGGAGGGTGCGGTGCGGCGTTAGCCGCACCCTACCCTCACACAGAGAAAGGAGAAAACAAAAAATGTATTTTGAGTGCAATCTCCCCACGGCGGTTCCCATGTGGATGGACCCGCGTGCTGCAATCCCGTTCATCAACACCATGACTGCCATCCGGCAGCGCATGGAGGTATTGGAGGCGGCGAAGGACCTCTGCGTCGCTGCTCTGTTGCCGGTTGAGTCGTTCGCGGAAACCGCAGCGGATGTGTTCAAGAGGATGCAGGCAGAGAATGGCGACTTTGACGCTTTGACGCCGGAGGAGCTGCGCGATGCCGTTCTCTTCGAGAGCAATCTCTACGGCAAAACGAAGCCTCTGCCCCAGCCCCGTATGGAGTGGCCCAACGCGGAGACCGTCGTTGACTGCCGCTTTGTTTCCACCCATGAATGGGAGGCTATCCGTCATCTCGGCATTGGCGGTTCTGATGCGGCTGTGATTATGGGCTCGTCCCACTATCGCACGCAGACGGAGTTGTACCACGACAAGGTTGGAAATCCCAACCTGAAACGGGAGGATAGCAACAGCTCCGTGTTTGTTCGTGGTCACTTCTTGGAAGATGTAGTCGTGAATACGTTTTGTGCGCTTACCGGCGCCAAGCGCATCCCCGAATACAGAATGTTCCGCAGTAAGGAGTTTCCTTGTGTTACGGCGAACATTGACGCCATCGTGGAGCTGAACAACGAGTTGTTCGTCTTCGAAGCGAAAACGACCAAGGAGCAGAACTTCGCGGCGTGGGTCAACAACAAAGTCCCGCCCCAGTATATCCCCCAGATGCGGCAGTATCCCGCTGTTTTGAACGACGAGCGCATCAAGGGTACGTTTATCGGCGCCATCCTGACGCACGATTACGAGGCTGGAGACCTGTATATGGGCTCCTCCTATGACCTGTCTGAGTTCAAGCGGCGGTTTATGCCCCGTGATGCGGAAGCAGAGCACGACCAGCTTGAGGCTGAGGCAGACTGGTGGGAAACTTACGTTGAGAACAACAGCGTTCCCCAGTATACCGGCGACATGGAGAAGGAAATTCAGGTGCTCAACGGACTGGCCTCCGGGCTGGCTTCCACTGCTGGAAAGACCACCGTTACGCGCACGCTTCCCGATGACCTCGCCGGTAAGGTCTCTGAATGGCTGGAGCTGTCTGAGCAGTCTTCCCTGCTGGATAAGCAGAAAAAGGCTCTTGACGAAAAGCGAAAGTCCGCGTCCTTGCCTCTTATTGAGGCACTGGGTCCCGACATGGATACAGGACTCATCACCATCAACGACGAGACATACGAGGTCAAGAACAGTCCTCGTAAGGGCACGGAGATTAAGCGTGATGTTCTGGATTTGCTCATTGACACGCTCTACGGAACAAACCCCGATTTGGCGGAAAAGTTCCGCGACTGTATCGTGGACATCCCGTGTAAAACGCGGACGTTCAGCATTAAGAAGAGCAAGATGAAGCCCGCATAATCCCGTTCAGGTAAAGTAGTTTTTTCAAAAGAAATAAATTATAAAGGAGGCCGGCGACATGGCAACTATAATCCCATTCGCCGCCTCCCCTGAAGGGAGCGCGTGCGTGATGAGCAAGAATCTTGAAACAATCACCTGCGTTCCTATCTATCGACTGTACGAAAAGGATGGCTGGAAGGTCATTAAGTGCCAGAACACACAAACAGACGTTACATTTGTCGCCACCGGCGATGGTCTGCCCTATGCGGAGGACCGTAACGTAAACCGGAACACGGTCATTACAATGACCGGATACTGGTCTGTAGGAAGTAAGTACGGCTCATCCTTCAAGGTCGAATCCTTTGAGTACCAGTTCAAGAAAACTAAGGACGCCACAATATCGTACCTATCGAGCCTGCGCTGCGGGTTCGGTCCCGCTGCTTCCGAGGCAGTATGGAAGACCTTCGGGGATATGACGTGGGATATACTGGACACCCAACCTGAACGGCTGATTGGTGTAAAGTATGGACGGCGCACTGTATCCAAGAAGATGGTCAACAGACTGAAGGTGGCTCTGAGCGAGACGAAGAAAGAGCGCGAAGTCACAAGGCTTCTTCGCAATGCGAACCTCTCTCTTCGGAAGGTACAAACACTACTCAAGGCGTTCCCAGACGAGGATGTGGTGGAAATCCTGAAGCACGACACTTACCGTGTCTGCGAGGTAAAGGGGTTTTCCTTCGATATGGTAGACAGCTTCGCTCTGGAACAGGGCGTCGCTATCGACAATCCGGCTCGTCTACGGGAGGCACTGCGATACACTTTGGACTTGGCGGCTTCCGCCGGTCATATGTGTGTCCCCGTGTCTGAATTGCCTTCCTTGATGGCAAGGGTGGCCAATAAAAATGTTCGAAGCAAAGGCATCACTGAGGAGGTCTGTAAAAAGGCCATCAACAGTGGATGCCAGCGCAGGGACATTCGCATGGCCGGACCCATGCTCTACTCCGCCAGCCGCTTTGAGCAGGAATACGGCATCAGCCGCCACATCAAACGGCTCATGCGGAGTCATAAGCCCATCTCCACGGAGCGCATCAACAGGGCACTGAAGGAGTATCAGGAGGACAACGACATCACCCTCGCTGAAAAGCAGAAAGAGGCCGTGATAAGCTGTTTCCAGAACCCTGTGAGCATCATTACCGGTGGACCGGGTACAGGTAAAACGACTGTTACAAAAGCTGTTTTGTATGTGCATAAGGCTATTTACGGAGAGGATAACTCCCTCCCCTGTCTGCTGGCACCTACAGGCCGCGCTGCACGCCGTATGACGGAGCAGACCGGCGTAGAGGCATCTACCATTCACTCCGCTATTGGTTTGCGTGGTGATGACTGTGTGGGCGGCACAGATTGTGACGGACCACTGTTTGGGAACATCTTTATCATTGACGAGTGTTCCATGATGGATTCTTTTGTGGCATATAACCTGCTGCAGAAGATTCCGGGCAGAACACAGGTTGTCTTTGTTGGCGACCCTGAACAGTTGCCCTCCGTCGGCGCCGGTAATGTCCTGTACGAAATGATTCGCAGCGGCGTGGTGCCTATCACAAAGCTGGACGTTATCTATCGTCAGGCCAAAGGAAACCCCATCGTGGAGAACGCACAGAAGATGCAAATGGGGGATGTGAACCTGCATTTTGCGAGAAAACAGTTTATGTTCATGGAAGATAACACCGGAGACCCCGCCGTTATTGAGAACGCTGTATGCGAACTCTACCAGCGGGCTATTCTGTCAAAAGGTGCTTCCAATGTAGCCCTTCTTTGCCCCTATCGGCACAAGAGTGCATTGAATGTAAACCGATTCAACAAGCTGCTGCAGGAACGTATCAATCCCCAAAGTCCTACAAAGAACTTTGCAATCTTCAATAACAAGTTGTTCCGTGAGGGCGACAGAGTGATGCAGACGAAAAACACCGATTTTGCCAAGAATGGCGACATCGGCGTGATTCACTCCATCTCCTTTGAATCCGCCAAGGACGACCCGACAAAAAAGGTAGACGTCGTGACGATTGAGTTTAACGACGACGGACATCAGCTCCGTTACGATGCAGAGCAGATGGAAAACATTGACTTGGCCTACTGTACTACAGTACACAAGAGCCAAGGAAGTGAATATTCCATCGTTATCATGGTCGTATCTCCCGAACACAAAGCCATGCTGCGTCGGAATCTGGTATATACCGGCATTACCCGCGCAAAGGACTGTGTTATCATGGTCGGAAAAGCCGAAGCCTTGAAAAAAGCTATCCTGAACAACAAAACTGACAAGCGTTATACGCTGCTTGGTGACTGGCTCTACACTGAGTTGCACGAGTCTGACGCCGACACAAACAAAAAGCAGGGTGCATAGCACCCTGCTTTTTCTTATTTGCAATTATTTAGGTGTTAATGATGGCAAACACCTCATCGGGTTTCACCGTGCGAAGCATATCTTCCGGCAGCCCGTATGTACGATAAGCCCGCTCGATGTTCCTCCTGTGTTCCTCCTGTGTTATGGGCGGACGCTGCTGAAGCTCCTGCATAACGGAGAGCACCTTCATGCTGAGTCCGTGTCCAAGCCCCACCTGCCTGAAGCCCTTTACCTCACCATACTTCGTGTCCACAGACATGATGAGAAGGCCCAGCCCGTCACCGTCATCGAGTTGTATATCAAAGGAGGGCAGCGAGGCATCAATACGCGGTTCAAATGGTGTATCCATCCACGGACCGCCTCCGAAGGAGAACAAGAAGAATGGTGTATCCATGACCACGGTGAAAGCCGCCAGTAAATCTCCGTATATAAAGGCGTCGTTCTCTTCCTTTCTTATTTCAGGGAAGCCGACAACGAGCTTCCATCCTATCGAGGAATCAAAGGACATCCGAATCATAATCTCGTTGGTGGCGAGCTCTTTTATCTTATCGCCAACCGAAATACGCTCATAATGGCCCATACAAAAGCCCCCTCTCTATCTTACCATAAAGTATATCAGAAGAATTTCACACGTGCAATAACCACAGGAAAAATCCTCATTTTTTCTCGCCTTGTCCTGTTGACAAAATAATGAAACGTGGTAGTATAGTAGTATAATTACGAAGATATTTTTATAAGGAGATTTATCTCCGTTTCAAGACACCATCATTTATCAAAGACAGTTATCCTTTTTGAAGGATAGCTGTCTTTTTTAATATAAAAAACTACATCAATAACCAAATCCCAACCTCACAAAAAAACAAAACATTTTTGGGATTTGGTCCGCCTTCGTGCGGAAGAAAGGAGAAAATTATGTCTTATCAGAACAACAACGGTGGTATGCAGCAGGCTCCTCAGTATGGGTATCCTCAGGCGCAGGGCCAGTACCCTCCGGCACAGCCCCAGTACGGTGCGCCTCAGGGTCAGCCCGCCTATGGCTACCCTCAGCAGCAGATGCAGGGTTATCCCCAGCAGGGTGTCTATCCCCAGCAGCAGGGTCAGCCCGCTCCTGCGCCTCAGCAGCCGGCTGCACCGCAGAACGGTCAGCAGCAGGGCCGGAAGTTCTACACGACCGCCCACTTCATCAGTGCCATGAACAGCAACGGCGAACCCTATATCTATACCGATATTGAGGGTGCTGTCACTCGCTGCTCCGGCCTGAAGCACACGGCGGAGGGCAAGGCCTACGTCAATTTCTCCATCCCCATCCAGAACAGGAAGAGCAATCTGGACTATGCGTTTGGCGAGGGGACTCTCGTGGAGAACGAGAAGAACGTCGTGTGGGCCAACTGCACCATGTGGGAGAAGACCGCCGAGCGGTTCATGCGTATGGTGACGGCGGAAAACGGCAACTACGCCAATCCTGTGCTGTGGCTGTCCGGTTCCGCGAAGATTCAGCAGTATACGCGCAAGGATGGTACTCCCGGCAGAAGCCTGAGCATCTCTGTCAGCGACTTCCATTTCATCCGCAACCGGAGCGGCTCCTGCATGGACCCCAATGCCCAGCAGCAGGCTCCTCAGGGCTACCAGTCTTCCTTCGGCGCCCCCGCTGCCAATGGCGCCCCTGCGTATCCGCAGTCCGCGCCGCAGCAGGCTCCTCAGGGCGGCTATCCTCCCCAGCAGGCTATGCCTCAGCAGGGTCAGCCCGCCCCCATGCCTCAGCAGCAGGGTCAGCCGAACATGACCTACGGCCAGCCCGCTCCCAACGGCTTCTATGAGCTGAACGATGTGGACGACAGCGACCTGCCGTTCTAAGCCATCTGATTTCCCCGCAAAAAATTTCTGTAAGGCAAGAGAAGGGTGGGGTCTCGAATCGTATCGAGACCCCACTTTTCGCCTAAATGCTTTTTTAAGAAAGGAGAAATGGATATGAGACTGACAAGTGAAGAACATCAGAAACTGAGAAGTAATCTTCAAAAAATCGAAGACTACATCGTGTCTGAGATTTGCCCCCATATGTGCGGCACAAGCGTGACGGTAGATTTCGGCGAAGAGAAGATGTACTACGGTGATAAAAATGGGATTGAGAACAAATACCATATCACGGTCACGGATAAATCCGTCAGTGGTCGAACCGGATACCTTGGGCTCGCCATTGTCAAAAAGGACAACGACAGCGGCTCCTCTTTCGATACCTACGTTGAAGCGGGTATGACGCTGCTGCGTGAGTGGCCGCGCATTAAGGAGGCACTGCGAGCGCATCTTGTCAAGGTTAGCTTGAACAAAAGCGTTCTCGACACATTCGCCGTTTGAAGGAAAGGAGTTTTGAGGTATGGACCTGAAATTTGCACTTGCTACAGTTAAGCGTGACTGGCCCGCTGAATGTGTTGACGTGCGCTTCACTTTTGAGCGCATGGACAACTCTTACGCCACTGTCACGGCGGATGCCAAGGCACTCTATAAGGACTGGTTCTCCGACTGCAGGATGTGCCCTGAGAACGGAGAGTACATCCACGGCGTGACCATCGGTACGCCTGACGGCAAGGTCTATCTGGTGGATAACATTGAGCTGACCTTCGAAGAGCTGATGGAAGCACTGAAGACGTTTTTCTTCAAGGGGCCTTCCGTCGCTGACCTCAGCGACGATGGCGTTTTCCGTTGCTGTATCTGCGGAGAGGAGCTGGTGTGTAACGATGCCGGCGAAATGCCCTCTCTTTGCCCAAACTGTGGCGTGATGGTGGAATACCCGACGCCATGTATCGAGATGGAGGGGGTGTGAGGCATGGGTAGTTTCTCTTGGCTGTTTGCCGACACGAACAACACCAAAAACCTCCGCGCTGACCGCAGGGGTTACGTTGCGTGTCCCGACGGGACATTCATCTGCGAGCCGAGCTATGAAACCTACGGTATCTTCGACGGCAAGGATATCTACGACTTGGTCGTAGATTGGAACCGTAAGTTTATCTCCGAAAACCCTGACCACCTGCTTCCCCACGTCCACTGCTGGACGAAAGATGGTGCTTTGGTAAGAACGACCTATCGGCTGAAGGATTTCCCATGGTATCCTATCGTCGCCGACCTGTCGATTCCCTTCGAAGACCTCCATGATGCGCTCATTGCACATCTCAAGAAGGAGCTTGGCGATAAGTTCTCGCCCTACAGAACGGAAATCCGCAACATCGGCATTGACATTGCGTGCTATGACGAGGATAACGCCTCTCTCCCCTATCCCATCAAGATTACCAGCAAGAAGACAGGTATTTGCTATGAGGAACTTCCTCCGAGTAAATGGGACCCTGAACAGGGACTCTGCGAGTACCGTCCGAGGTATGTATGATGGCCGGACGTCCTAAGAGCATTGTCACGCAAGCAATGGTCACGTCGGTGAAGAAGCGGCTGAAGGGTGCGAAAAAAGGCTGCACAGTATCCGTTTCCGAGGGTACGTGGCTGCACTTTGGCTCAGTTGGTATCACTCTTCACAAGGTTGGTGAGCTTAATCTCACAAGGACGAAGCACGTCAACCGGTGGCAGGAAAAAACAATAAAGCAAATCAATGAAGAACTCCACAATTCACCGTGGAGACCGTAATTGCGGTGGAGGACGACATGGAAAAGACCTACATTCCAAGCGAAGAAGTAAAATCAATGGTCGTCCGCCTTCAGCGGTTCGGTGCTGCCTCCGGCAGCACTGAACTGCTGGCCGCAGCGGAGATGCTTTCTTCCCTGCTTCGTGAGCGTGAACTCGCCGTACATTGCATTGATGAGGTGTTTAAGGCGGTTGCCGATTTGCCACAGCACCCTGCTGACGCATACTTCAGTATTCTGCGCTTTCGCAAAGAAACAGGACGCCACAAAACACTTATTTGAAAGGAGAACCTACAGATGTATAACCCCTGTCACAACTGCCCGCGCCCTAATGTGGTGCGTGTAAATGAGGGCGGAAAGCCATTCTTCCCTGAGAAGAACGAGGACTACTACGACCCTCTTGTTTGTCCGCAGATGTGTACCTGTGGAGCGACCCGTGAGAAGGCAGAGCTGCTGGAGCAGAAGCTCCACACCGTCAGCCGCACCTGAAAGGTCGCAAAAAAAGAAAGGAGAAACGAATCATGGGCAAAGGTAATGTTTCTGTTCATGGACCTTACGAGGCCGTCTACTACATTTCCAACAGCTTCCTTCATGTCTATCGAGAGGATGAGCCCTATAAAGAGGAACCGGAAGTTCGTCTGCTGAACGACATCCCCTACTTTGAACTGGACACCTGCCGGTGGCTGTTCGATGAGGAGGGCTCTATGAACGAGGAGGCCGATGTGTTGGAGTGTATCGTTGATACACTGGGACACCGCTTCCGCAGCATGACGCCTGTGTTGGGCGAAAAGTGGGTTTCCAGAACACAGCGGGTGATTATGGAAAACGAGCTTTTCGCCATCGCGGTCGAGGACAACGAGAACTCTCTTGCCGTTGAACTTCTTCAGAAGGAAGTAAAGTATGACGAAAGAATTCTCGGCTTCCAGAAACGGCATTTCGAGCGTTATAGAGACGCTTTGAGGGATGCTATGCTGGAGAGAGTCCCCGAAATCAGCTTCCCGACAAGCGCATGGACTTCCGGTACTATCAGGGCTGAGGACTTCATCAAGAAAGGAGAATAACTATGGGTTACAACTTCCCCCCTGAATTCGAGAGGATTCAAAAGCTGCACGAGCGTGCTGAAGCTGCGTTGATAGCTATTTCCGGACAGTTTGAAAAGGGAGCTTGTCACGATGACGTCTGCCAAGCTGCCCTCGATGACTATGACGCCTTCTCCCGCACTGTCGAGCAGTCTAACAATGGCGACCCCGACAGATTGGAAGACTTCATTAAATGGGCAGCAGCTCAGGCGCTCGCAAAGTACACGGCGCACGGCGGGGACTACCGCCCTACGGTAGAGGACCCTGCCGGCACAACTCCCGATAAGGAGTATGAGTCTAAGGCCATCGCGTTCATTGGCGCACTTGTCAGTACGGGACGCAAAGGCATCAGAGACCTTGTGCTGTGGCTGCTGGAGAAGACGGATTTCTTCACGGCGCCCGCAAGTGCTAAGTATCACTCAAGCTACTGCGGCGGGCTTCTGGACCACTCAGTCAACGTATTTATGCGTCTGAACGACACATACTTCACGGAAATTGAGCGGAATGGAAAGACGCTTTCCGAGGGGGAGAGGAAGATGGTCAATGATAGCATTGCCATCTCCGCACTTCTTCACGATATCTGCAAGGCCGATTTCTATAAATGGGACAGCAGAAATGTGAAGGACCCCAAAACCGGACAGTGGAAGAAGGTGCCTTGGATTTCCTATGACGAGAAGCTCCCGTTCGGCAGCCACGGCGATAAATCTGTGTTTCTTGCAGAACGCTATATTCGCCTGACGATGCCGGAGGCTTTTGCAATCCGTTTCCACATGGGAGAGTATTCCACAGATAAGAATACCTCAGCGGCCTTTACGCGCTATCCTCTGGCTTTTCTTCTGCATCGCGCAGATGAAACAGCTACATATATCGACGAGAACCTGCTTCTGCAGGGTATCCCCGATGACGGAGGGAATGTGTAATGGCCGGGTATTCCGGCTACTCGATGAGCAACAACGCTGTGGATGCTTATGAATCCGGCGAAAAACCGCGTTCAAAGTGGACGAAAGCAGCCATACTGAACGCAATCGAGGCCGAGGTTTTGAACGGAACTCTGTCTCTTCAGTGCAGCATTGAAAAGCTCAAGCAAGCCCCGCTTACTTTCTTGAGGACAAAGGTGCTGCAGTATGCGTCATGGCACCATACGAGCAAGTATTTCAACGGAACCGACTTCTACTCTTTAGATATTGATTATCTTGCTTCTCTTACAGACAAGAGAATCAATGAGGACGTTAAAAAATGCGGGAAGGAACAGTCTCAGGTGAAGAACAACCGAACCGTTCCTGAAAGATGGCTTTGTTCTTTCTTGGTGTGGGGCGGAACTCGAAACCATCCGAGTTCAAAACGATACGTTGAAGAAGGCATTATTATCGGCGATTTTTTCCATAGAGCAGATGGCAGTCGAAAGAAGGTCTCTGCAAATGGCTTTCAACGCATCAAACGTTTGGATGAGACGGAGGACGAGTCAATTTAGAACCACAAAATACAAAAAAAAGACCACCTTACGGTGGTCTTTTTTTACGTGGACGGCTTTTTGCTGGAAATGGGAACATCCTCTACCCCTGCAACCTTTTTCATGTTGCTCCATTTGTGTTCGCTTTCTCCTATGAGTTTTGCGATTGTGTTCCATGTTGGCGTTCCTTGAGTGCGTTGCTGATTGTATTGATTGCCCGTTGCCGGCTTAATTCTCTTGTATTCCTTTTTGAATAGTTCCAGCCACTTCTTTTTGTCTATTTTCTTGCTGGATAACAGGTCATACCGCCAGTTATCGGGAACACAGTCAGGAAATGTTTCTTTAATCCAAAGCCGCCAATTCATCTTCACAACATTATTGAATGTCTCCGGCGAAGGCAACTCAGGGATGCCAAGGAGGTCTTCCCTGCTTGGGGTACGTCCATTTTGAATAATGAAACCTTCGACACGCTGACGAATAAGCTCTTTTGTCCAAAATGTTCGTCTAAACACATGAGGTCTTTTCCTCCCTGCGAAGGACACCCTATCGTCCGTTATACACAAATTAGTTTCTATAACTCTCAGCGGATTGTCACCACGCTTGTTGTACCTCGGCAGCTCCAAGAGGTCGATAAGGGCTATCCATGACGCAACGCCAAATCGTGCGGCTAAGGACTCCCAGTATGGGATAGTTTTACTTTTCTTTGAGTTGAACTCGTGCTGCGTTGCAGGCCTTATTCTGTAATACTCTTTTATAAAAGCATCCTTTACTTCATCCACATCATCATACGCCTTTCCACCATAAATTAAATCTGTGGAAGATTTTTTTGTATGACAAGGATATCTTTCCAATAGCCATTTGAAAGATGTCTTACCAAACGAGTTCTTAAAAACGTCCGCAGATGGAAGTGAATGGTTTTCAAGGAAACTTTGTCTCGTTAGAGGTTTACCCTCACTGTTTGCGAGGTAGCTCTCAACAGAAGCAATTATACCGAGCTGCTTCCACGTAAGGGACTGGTTATTTTGCTTGATTTCCTCCAATTTTTTCAAAGCAAGGCAGAGGTCGTCGCTCATAGAACATGAGTTAGAATTGTTCTTGAAATAATCAAGAATTACGTCAAATGCTTCGTTTTGTAAGAGGTAGAGTTTGGTTTTCACGAAAACACGCTCCTCGGAATACCAGCCTCAGAGTTTTTTCATCTTCACAACACCATCGGCATAGTGTTGGAAAGGAGAAAAAACGACCCTTTTGCTGGAATTGGATTTTAGTTTTTAGAAAAGCAAACGCGCCTCAGAAGAGGCGCGTTTCTAATTTTTATGCGCCTTTCCTTTTGAGAATTTTACTATCTTTCTCAGTATGGAAAGTGTAGTAAACCTCAACACGTCCGTTGTGATGCAAAATAACCTTCTCAACACAATCACGAACAAGAGTTTGGCGCTCCATAGGAGTAAGATGGGGCCAGAGGTCTCCAATAGTCTGAATTTTCTCACGGACGTAGTTGATGTGCTCTTCCTTGAGTTTCTGCGTTTCCTCGCTTGCAAGCTGTCTCTGCAATACGTGGAGCTGTCCTCGCACATCCTCAATGCGCTCGTACACCATGGGGTCTCCGATGTCGGCATAGAGCCCATATAGGCGCCTGAGAGACTCCTTCAGCTCATCTATCCGGTTCGTCAGGATTTCTGCTGCACTTGCAGGCACGTGGGTGTCGTCAAAATCGTCGAGAGAAATGTCAGTACCAATGTCAAAAAGTTTTGAGATAACAACCTTCTCAAGTTCATCTGCGCGAACGCCCTTGTTTGGACAATCGGGGTCCTTAACCATGTTCTTTTTACACGTGTGCGAGTAGCAGACGATACGGATATACTTCCCCCACTTCATGTACCGCATTCTGGCGCCACAATCTCCGCAGAAAACAAGCCCGGTAAGAAGATAATATTTATTGTTGCCGCAGACTGCGAGGTTTTCCTTCCCACGGCGTTCCATTTCTGCAGCCACGAGCATGAACCGCTCTTCATCAATCAAAGGCTCGTGGAAACCCTTGTAGTCTTTGCCTTTGTAGTTGATGTAGCCGCAATATGTGCGCTTGGTGAGAATATTCCTCACGAGCTGTTCGCTACTTAGTCCGAGCATATCCGCAATTTTCTGGCAACTATAGCCCTTGATGTAGAGGTCGTAAGCCTGTGGCACTTTTGGCGCGTCAGCATTTGGGATAAGGGATTTGCTTGTCTTGTCATAATCATAGCCAAACGGAACGTTTCCGCCGCCACGCCAATACCCCGCGCTTACACGACCCATCATTCCAATACGGGTTCGCATATAGATATTCTCGCGTTCCAACTGGGCGAAGACGCTCAAAATACCTATCATCGCTCGTCCATATGGAGTGGTAGTGTCAAGGGCCTCGGAAATGCTTACAAAATCCACTTCGTTCGGAAGAAACACATCCTCAATTAAATAAAGAGTATCCTTCTGACTTCTGGAGAGACGGTCCAGCTTGAAGACGACAACCGCCTTCAGCTTCCCTTCCATCGCATCGGATATCATTTCCTGCATTGCCGGTCGATTTAAGTTGCTGCCGCTGAATCCGGGGTCCGTGTAGAATTTCGCGTTCTCCCAGCCTTTTACGGTACAAAAGGCCTGCAATTTGGCTGTTTGGTCAGGTATAGAATATCCCTGCTCCGCCTGTGCATCGGTAGATACACGAACATAACAGCCGACGACTTTTTCTGGAGACGTATCTTCCATCAGGTCCTTTAACCCCAAAAGAGACTTGCTTTCTTTCTTGCTTTTCGTGTTACTTGTTGAGTTTCTTGGTTTTTTTATTGTGTTTTTTGTTGAGTTATTTTTTGCGTTTTCTTCTTTTGTTGTTTTCTTCTTTCTTTCTGTAGGCATAAGTCCCCTTTCCTATAAGTTACGCCCTCTGCAAAGACGTTCACCTATATTATACAACCCACATAAAAAAATGACAAGTCGTAAGTTCTTGGGAAAAATGCCCATCAGGGAGTATCCTGATGGGCATTTGCGGCGTCTTCAAGCCGCTTCCAAGTCCTCCTGAAGAATGATTGCAGTAAAGAGTCGCTGTAAACCATTCCGGCAAAGGATTCTCGTTCTTCATACTCCCCATCAACAGTTATATATCTGCTCGTTTCTAACTTGGGGTCTATGGTTTCAACGGGACGTGCCATTTTTATCATTTCCTTTCAGAACTGGGATATGTAAGATTGGATGCGCCGCCGCACAACCAACCTCAAATATCCTTCAGCATCAGCGGCCAGCGGTTAAACCGGAGTAAAATACGCTATGACGACGTTTTGCCAGCCGTTGTAACAGGTGTAAAGGGTAATTCCTCCACTGTTGTTGTACGCAACATCGTTTCCGTCATTATCAGTCAGTTCCGTGCCTTCATTGTGCCCATACTCCACCCCAGTACAAACATATTCTGTTCGACTGTTTCCGTAATCCATATATCCCACCGCACCAACCGCGCAGTTGGCTATGGCAGAAAAGCCCTGATAGTTGTGGTCTGCAATGAGATACTGGCTCCCATACGCACTGAACCCGGCACTATCGGCAGCGTCACAAATTGCCTGTCCGTACTCGAAGGAATCGCTTCCAAGCACATAGGTGAAGCAAGCGACATCTATTCCAATAGAAGGGATAGACCAACGCCCAACGGCACCTCGCTGTTCGACAGCGTAAACGGCACACCTATTCTGCGAGTGCCCTGCGCTGCCGCAATAGCTGCAGGCTGCTGCGGTTTCCGGTGCGAGCTCAGGCACGAGGGTCGCCACAGAGGGTTCGCCCGCAGGGGTAGGAGTCTCCCCCGGAGGCGTGTCTGAGTCCACTTCACTTACAACATTTTCTTTTGTGAACCACTCAGGAGGCCGGTATTTATCTTCCTTCGCAACGGCGTCAGTGGACACAGAGAGGTCATCAGTAAAGTAATCGAAAGGCACCGAAGCCTCTGCACAAGCCATATGTAAAGATGATGCACTTACCAGCAAAAAGGCAGCCAGCGTAACGGCGCGGCGGGAAATTTTCTTTGTTTTCATTAAAGCTGCACCCCCTTTAAGCAGGCTGGAATGTTACGATAGCGACATTGAAATTGTGGTCAAGGCAGGTATACAAAGTGAGCCCGTCCGGATTAAAGTATGATGTATAGACACTGTCGCCATCGGCTCCGGTAAGATAGCCACCGGGGTTGCGACCATGCTGGATGCCGGTACAAACATAGGTCAAGACAGAGTCGCCTATGTCGATGTAGGCGTAAGTGCCCTCGGCACAGTTGTTGATGGCGGAGAAGCCCTGATTATTATGGTCGCCAATAACGGTCTGGCCGAGATAGACGATTTGTGCGGCGCTGTCCAATGCATCTGTAACGGCCTGCGCGTAGTTATCGCCTTCGGTGGTGTGCTGCAGAGAGTACCAAGTGACGTCGTAAACAGCCACGTCAACACCGACAGAGGGAATCCGGAGCCGTCCAACGGCGCCATTGTCCACGGCACGGACGGCACAGTAGTCTTTGGTGTGTTCTGCGCTGCCGCAGTAGGAACAGGTGGTTGGAGTTTCCTGAACAGGCTCTTCGGAGGGAGTCGCTTCAACGACGACAGCATCGTCTGCCTGAGGCTCGTCCTCTACGGGAGTTTCAGTGCTTCCATGCTCATCGGATGTCTCGTTTGCTTCGGGAGTCTGAGCATCAGAATTTGCGTCCTTTTCCTCGTTCTGCGCGGCTTCTGCTACTGCCAAAGGCGGAGAGCTTTCACGTGATGCGAAAGCAGGCAGCATGGAGATGGCAAAGAGACCACCGATAAAGGCCAGAATGATAACGGTGAAGAGTGCCCACCGAGGGATTTTGAATTTCGTTTTCATGGTTTTGTCCTTTCTTAGAGTAGAGTGGGTGTCTGGCGCTTATACCGGCGTCCAGTAAGTGATGTAAATGTTGGTCCAGTGGTCAAGGCAGGTGTAGCAAATCACGGTGCCGGAAGAATAGTTGCTGTAGCTCATTATGTTTCCATTTCCATCGAGCATCTTTTCGCCGGTATTGTGTCCGTATTCAACCTGATAGCACTCGTAGTAAGTTGCACCATCACCAAAATCCATGTAGGCTTTTGCGCCAACAGAAATATTGGAAAGTCCACAGAAACCTTGGTTATTGTGGTCCGCAAGAACACCAACGCCGCCGCAAGTCAAGAAAGCTGCACTGTCGGAACTGTCAGTAATTTCCTGAACATAGGATTGGTCTGCATCCCAGTTACACGAGTAGGCCGCTACATTACAGCCAACAGACGGAATCACCCAGCGCCCATAGGCTCCATTGGCAATAGACCTCTTTGCACAGATTGAGGAACTGTGGCTCTCAGAGCCGCAATAAGAACAGACAGCCGGAACAACCTCCTGTACTTCTTCAACGGCGTTGGGGTCATCCTCGGAGTTCTCTGCTTCCGTGATGTCGGAAAGCGGGTCGAGGATTCCTTCCTTCAGCATCAAAACATCTTGCTGTGCTTCTTCTGACAGCTTGGTGTCGTCCATCTGGGCGGCAACCTCTGCTGCAGGAAGTGATTCGTAGTTCGAGCGTTCTTCGGCCTGTGCGAGTGTCACGTTGGTGGAGAGAAAGTAGAAAACGGATACTGCGACGAACAGGAACGTAAAAAGTGCAGTCTTGAAAACCCCCCATTTTACGTGCTTTTTGCTTGTGTTTTCCAAAAATTCTCATCCCCTTTCTGAGCATAAAAAAGCGGAAGGACAGTCTGTGTTAGACTGTCCTTCCTTATAATTCTATACTACTATAATTCGATATTTTGTCAAGTTCTTGGAACGAACAAATTTGCGGAACCGTCGAAAGCCCTGCAATCACTCACTGCACGAGGTCGAAGTAAGCGAGGAAAATACCATCCCCTCCACCGTAGCAGGGGTACAGATGAACTCGCCACCGGATGTTGCTCAGATTTTCCACTTGCCGTCCACCCCTTTCAGAAACAATATGTTATGGGGTACACAACCTTGTTATTTCAGGGTATTACACACCATAGCCTTTTTTATGCGGTATACAACCCTGTTGTTTCAGAGCCATATATGCCGCTGCCGCAGTTATTCTGTGATACACAACCCTGTCGTTTCAGGGTTCTATATACCCGACACAGGCATATTCAGTTCCCCAAAGGTGCCGGTATCATCTCTCACATGATTACCAGCCAACAGAGTATTCCTGCTTCCACGACGACCATGCATCTCCACAGGCGTTAATTCCGGTTATACCATCCGTACTCGTTTTTAATAGATTTCAAAAGACCAAGTAGGATATTCAGCTTTCAGCAGCTTCCACTTGAGGTTGAAATCCTTTGTGGTCCGATACTTCTGCGTTGTGGTATCGAAGGGCTTTACGTCCTCCACCACACGCTTTCCATCACGCACATAGACCGCATCGGCCTTGTAGGTAATGCCGGAGACCTTCTGACCACGATACTCGAACTCGGTAATGATGGTCAAAGGAACCTGCCGGCGGAGGTCGTGAATGTGGCCGCCACGCTCCAAAATCTGAAGCTCTTTCCAGCGGTGATATTCCTTCTTGCTGTCATAGACAGCGGTAGGGATTTCACCGTTATTGCGGGGCTTACCGAAAAAGGCCAGACCGTCGGCATACTCGTATACCTTTACATTTCTATATTTTGCCGCCTTATTTGCCTTAGAGCGATGCTCGCGGGTGTTATTGTTTGCACCGTGAACACGGAGGCGGGGATTTTTCTTCATCATAGCGTTGAACTCTTTCTGAGACATATACATTATTTGTCGGCAACCTCCTCGAAAATCTTCATACATTTCGCATAGTTGTTAGACAGCGCATCAAATGAGGAGCTATCGCCGCCGGCATCAGGGTGATGCACCTTCGCCAACCGGCGGTAGTGGAGTGTGATTTCTTCCTTGGATGTGGGAGGCTCTACGAAACCGAGAGCAATAAAGCAGGCATCTAAAGGCTTGGAGCGCTCCGGCAGGGCTTTCATGCCGGCCACCCATGTGGACAGGTCGTAGATACCACGTTCGACCATACGGGCGAGGTCTTCCAAAGAAAGCACGACCTGTGCGAAGGCATCGGAGCCGTACTGCAGGGAGATGCCGTGCTCTTGGGCGTTCTTCACGCTATGGGAGAAGCGGTAAAGCTCACCCTTGTACCTGAACTCAACCCAACACTCCTGACGACTCCAGTCGTAGTTGTAGTCGCCTTCTTCGATACCAAGCCGCGCCATTACGCGCACCAACTTGTCCTCATAGAGTTCAGGGGAACTATATATCTTTTTTGAGGCCATCCAGAGACCTCCTTTCAACTTCAAGTTGTCCTAAACGAATACCTACACCCATATCATATATAATCTGGTACACTACCCTGTTGTTTTAGCCCGTTATGTACCTAAAAGGAATAACTGAGGTATCACCCCGTTATTTCAGGCCCTTATACACCTTAGGATTGAAAGTTGGAGCGCGGTTAAGGGGTATACAACCCTGTTATTTCTGGGCTCTATACGCCTGTCTCCTCAAGCGACAGATTATATGGTATACACCCCTGTCATTTCAGGGCCTCATACACCCAACACAGGCATATTCAGTTCCTTAGCTGCTGGCATCATCTCTCACATGAAAACCAGCTAACAGAGCATTCCTGCTTCCACGATGACCATGCATCTCCACAGGCGTTAATTCCGGTTATACCGTCCGTACTTGCTTTTAGGTATTTAGCGAAAAGCGGCGCAGCCGCCGGAGTAGGGCCTGCGCCGCTGTGTGTCTGCTACCAAGACCAACTTAGATGCGGTCCACATTCCCATTGGAGACGGAGTAAACGCCGGAGATGTCGATAGTCTCATAGGGCTCGTCGAACATCCCCAACTCGTGTGCGATGAATGCGATGTGAAGCTCGTCCTCGTCTGCTTCAATGCTATCGTCCTCACGAGCCCGCTGGAGCAACTCGTTACGAGCAGCAACCCAGTTTTTCTCAATGATTTCGAGATTGTTCTGCAGGTTTTCATCGTCGTTCTTAATGACCATCACACCAATGACGGTATCGTGGTCATTACTGATGAATACGACGACGGGCTTTTCAGGTGTATTGGTGTTGCTCATTTCTTCGTCCTTTCACGTGCGGCTTTGACCGCCATCTTTTCCTTACACTTTTCGTCAGGTTCCCACCTATTCCAGCGGGAACAGCTCTTACAGGGTTCTTTATTCGTCGGAGTTTCCTTATTGATGCAATCAAGGCATCCACGTCCAACGTTCACGACATCCATCGGTTATTAACCGCCGAAAAAGCCGGAACCGAAGTCGCCACCGAAGTCAGAGGGGAAATTGAAGTTACCACCATAGGGAACTTCCTTGGCGGGAGCATCAGGTGCAGGAGTGGGAGTCTCAGGAGCGAAACCACCGGTGGGAGCAGGCGCTTCGGGAGCTACAGGCGCAAAATCCTCCTCAGGTTCAGAGACCAGAGGCATGGGGATAGCAGGAGAAGCAGCGGGTGCCGTCTCAGGCGCAGGAGCAGCAGGCTCGGCGGCGGGAACGTCCTCTGCGGGGGTATCATCAGCACCGGACTCGGTTCCATCCACGCGGCTGCGGGCAGCGGTAGCAACGAACTGGCTCAGGTCCATAGAGAACTTCCACTTCTCATGCCGGATGGAAGACACGACGATGTTCGCATCCACGGGGAACAGCTTGCCGCCGTATCTGCTCTTCAGCAGTTTGGCAGCGGACGCCTCGTCCAGCACGGCGGGAAACTCGATGGGGTTCTGGTTGTCAACGTTGATGACTCCATTGACGACAGATACGACGCCATAGCTGACGACGCTGACGGTGAGAGTTCTGTTGATAGAAGGTTCCATGTTTTTATATTCCTTTCTTTTATTTTTGATTTTAACTTAACGTACATTCCACTCAAAAAGAACATAAAAGGTCTGGTATACACCCCTGTTAGTTCAGGGCAAAAGCAATATCCAGCCGCGTCATATGGGGTATACCTCCCTATTGGTTCGGGGTCTTATACGCCTTTTCGTGCCTCACGGGTATACAACCCTGTTATTTCAGGGTGGTGTATACCTGATGCACCCAATTACCCCAAAATCTTCATGGTATACAACCCTGTTATTTCCGGGTGGTGTATACCCCAGTGCAAGGTTATTTTATCATGGCTTCTGGTATACAACCCTGTTATTTCCGGGTGGTGTATACCTTGCGCGCTGGCGGAAAAGCATACAAATCTGGTATACAACCCTGTTATTTCCGGGTGGTGTATACCCAGCACAGGTATTCAGTTCCCCAAAGTGCTGGTCGTCGCCTCTGACCCAACAAACCAGCCAACAGAGTATTCCTGCTTCCACGACGACCATGCATCTCCACAGGCGTTAATTCCGGTTATACCGTCCGTACTCGTTTTATTTCTTTGGCACTGTGTGCAATCATTGCACACTTTATTTACTCGGCATAGGGATTTAGGCAGGCTTCTGCTCGGAGGCCACGCGCTGACCTTCGGACAGCACGACCTGTGCCAGCGCCTCGTCATGCTTTGCTTCCGGTGCTACGGTGGCGGTATCTACATCCACCAGCGTGCGTCCAGCCCAGTCCGCCTTATACTTTATCATACCGGTAAGTTCAGACCAGCCGGCATCGAGGATGCTTTTAGCCTGCTCATTGCCCTCAACTAAGGGCTTAACGGCCACCTTCTCAACGGCAATAAGCTGGTTTGCGTTGACAAGTTCACGGCTGATTTTATGCCGGTAGTCATTGCGCTGATTGGCAATATGCTCATGGACGCCGGCTACCTTGCGCCGCTGCTTCTCGTAGTTGGCAGAGCCTTTTTTCTTACGGGATAGACGCCGCTGCTCACGGGCCAGCCGCTTTGCAGACTTGCTCAGATGCTTCGGGTTCTCATAGTGAACGCCGTTGCTGTCAATAGCCAACTCCTTCAGGCCGAGACTGATGCCCACTTCGCCGTCCACAATAGGCAGCGTGTCTCGCTCTACTTTACAGCAGACAGATGCCCAGTATTTTCCGGTAGCAGACCGAGAAATAGTGACCTCGCGGGGAGACCCTTCGATGGGGCGCCCCGTCCCTCGCCTGAGCTTGTTGATTTTCTGATACTGCCCTCCAAACGGAACTTGAATGTAATCGTCCGTCACATAGATAGTACCAGCGGTCGTAAAACTCTGGGTCGGATGGGACGCGCCCTTAAATTTGGGATAACCGGGCTTCTCCCCCGCTTTAATGCGGCGGAAGAACGCTTTTCGCGCCTCAAACAAATCAATGATGGCATATCTCTCTGCCGTACAGCCGCAGTCCGCAAGCCAAGGCCAGCGCTCCCGCATCTCCGTGAGAACCTTCATACAGTCGAAGGTCGTCATCTTCTCCTGTCGGCGCTCATAGATTTTGGAGGTTTGTTCAAGGAAATGGTTCCACACAAACCGGCAGCATTTGAAAGTCTTCTCGATGATTTCGACCTGCTCATCAGTCGGGTAAATGCGATACTTAAACGCTTGAAATGTAGTTGGCATAGAAATCCGTCCTTTCGCAAATAGTCGGCACCTCTCGCAGCAACCATCCAGACTGCGAGAACACCGGACCCCACGCAAACAAGCACAGCATAAAAGGCAGCACCCACGTCTGGAATACGCCAACAACCTCTGCGCTCGGCCCGCGTTTACTTATTTTTCCGGCTTCCCTTGTCCCGCGAACCATGCAGGCGTTCGCGGAGACTTTTGCTCATCTGCTTTCGGCTACTGAAAGCGCAGAGTTTCACCCTTATCACGCCACCGCCCGCAAAACAGGTACAGGCAGCTCGCTTCTCACGCTTCAGGCGACTTTTGCGCTCGCCGATGTTGTCCGAAAAACACAGGACAAACAAGCAGATAAAGAAAAAGGACACACTTTACGGTGTCCTTGGAGCGGACGACGGGACTCGAACCCGCAATGACCAGCTTGGAAGGCTGGCGTCTCACCAAATTAGACGACATCCGCGCATATAAAAAACACCACAAAAGCACATGGTTTTATTGGAGCTGATGGAGGGCCTTGAACCCCCGACCTGCGGTTTACAAATCCGCCGCTCTGCCAACTGAGCTACATCAGCATAGTCGTGAAGCCCCCGCACAACGAGGCTGAAAGCACTTTTCAAAAGACCTGTTACACGGGGGCTTCACTTGAAGGAGAATGAGTATGGAATGGAGCTGACGGTGGGGGTCGAACCCACGACCTGCGCGTTACGAGTGCGCCGCTCTGCCTACTGAGCTACACCAGCATTTTGGTGGTGCTGGCAGCCTCCGCTTATCACGTGTAATCCCGTCTGCACGGAGGCCGCCAGCGCCGAAGAGAGTTGATGTCGGCGGGGTGGGTAGAACGCCGGCTGGTAATAGCGGCTGGAGTTGAACCAACATATCGTTACCTGTGAGAGAGGTACGGCATTACCAGTTATGCTACGCTATCATATTGAGAGGTGTTTCCGTGTCCGCTGCTCGTTAAAAAAGACGGAGGCGAAGATAGAAGCAGCGAAAACAGAAGGCGCGTCGTGCGGACTCGAACCGCCAGAACCGGATATTCAACCTTTTGTGTGTTCCGTATGCACAGCATGAAAGAATATACCATTCGCATTGGTAATTTTCAGGTACACACGTCCGGTCGATTCCTGCTTCGCAGACCGTGCCTCTCACCGTGAGGTTCGAGGTCTTACCAGTCTCCACAGGCGTAACTTTCGGCTCATCCTGCCGTAGTAGGGATTGCCGGTTACGCTGCGGTGCAGGTATCCTTTGCCTTTCTTAAAATATTGATTGCCGCGTTGATGTCGCGGTCGTGGTGTGCGCCGCACTGGGGACAGGTCCACGCACGAACCTTTTCATCCTTCACAGCGGAGTTCTTGTAGCCACAGGAGCTGCAGGTCTGGCTGCTGGGATAGAACCGGTCGATTTGGATGAATGTGCGTCCCGCCCACAGTGCCTTGTATTCCAGCATCTGGAAGAACTCGGACCAAGAGACATCAGCGACAGCCTTTGCTTTCTTGTGGTTCTTGACCATGCCCTTAATGTTGAGGTCTTCCACTGCGATGACTTGGTTCTCGTCAACGAGTTTCCGACTCAGCTTGTGGGTATAGTCTCGACGCTGGTTTACAACACGCTCATGGATGGTTGCTACCTTGAGCCGCTGCTTCTCATAGTTGGAAGAACCCTTCCGCATACGGGACAGCTTGCGCTGCTCACGGGCCAGCCGCTTCTCACTATGGATTAAGCAGTGAGGGTTTTCGTAGATGTTACCGTTATTATCGGCGGCAAATACATGAAGCCCAACGTCAATACCGACCTCCGAGTTCAGCTCCGGCAGCGGTTCGACCTCCTCTTTACAGAGAACGGATGCCCAATACTTTCCGGTGGCACTGCGGGACACCGTGACATTTACCGGAACCCCGGTAACGGCACGTTTATCCTTGCCACGCTTTACCTTCCCAATAGAGGGAATCTGGACAAACTTCTCGGTCACAATGACCGAGCCATTTGTGGTAAAGCTCTGCTTGGGATTCTTCCGCCCCTTGAATCTCGGATATCCCACCTTACCCTTGCCTTTTTTGCAGCGACGGAAGAACCCATCGTAGGCGTCACAGAGGTGCTGTACCGTAAAATCCAAGGCGTGGCGGTTGCAGCTACCCAGCCAAGGCAGATATGCCTTCATCTCCGTCAGGAGTTTCTTCATACCGTAGTATGAGAGGCTTTCGCCTCGGCGCCGGTAGGCCTTGGACTTCCGCTCAAGGAAATGGTTCCACACGAACCGGCAGCACCGGAAGGTGTTCTCTATCGCCGCTGCCTGAGCTTCTGTGGGTTTGATGCACAGCTTGTAAGTCCTGTAGATTTCCAACGCTCACACTCCTTTCTGTAGAATTATTCTTTCTCCTTGTATAGCCTCCACACTAAAGGTGGAATAGTCCCAGAACCTCCCCGCATGGAGAACAACGCGAAAGTCGAAGCAGCTCCCGCACACTTCCCTCAGGGAGCTGACTTTATTGTGCTTATGAGTGTAAATAAAGAAAGAAGAAAACGGGACGGGCAACTTAGGCGCTTATTCTTACAATCGCAAGAATATTGTCATTTTAGGCACGAGCCCTTCGAACGAGCCTTTCTTGCCCTGTCCACGCTGTTATACTAACACGAACATATAAAAATGTCAAGTCTAATTATCAGTGAAAAAAGCTATACCGCGAGTTTATACGCCATGAAGCGTTCTGCACAAACTAAAGCAAGCTGTATTTTACGAAAAGTAGTTGGCAATAATAACGAATATACAAAAGAACAGGGGTTGACATCCCGTAAATTTTCTCTCTAATACGCTTGACAAAATTTTATGTTCGTGTTTATAATAAGGGTGTGTAAGCCCTCTTTATAAGAAGTAAGCAAGAAGCCTCGGTGATTTATTGCCGAGTAGTTCACGAAAAGTACCCCGACACCCTGACATTTTTCCCACCAAACGGAGGTGAGAATATATATGAAGCTATCCGTCATTGGAGTAAACGCACAAAAGGAAAAGCGTTTCGAGAAAAAAGGTATCCACTCAGCGGAAGACCTTCTGCGTTATATCCCAAAAAGCTATAAGGACTACCGGCAGCTTGCAACGCATCTCATAGATGGTGCGGAGCAGGCTTGTCTTGTGCGCGTAGACGAAGTGAAGTCCTTCGGCCAAGAACTGCGCTATAAGGGTTCTTATGTGCAGACTTCCTCCCATGTCCCTATGATTATCGCACACTGCACGGTGCTTCCGAGCGGAGAAAAACTCGTTATTACATGGTTCCGGCAAAACTACCTTTTCCGCAAGATTTCCACTTGCACAGGGCAGGAGGTTTATGTGGCCGGAAAGGTCGGATACAGCGAGAAATACAACAACTACACCATGACGGCACCGGAGATTTTCGAGCCTGCCTATGGGCAGGCACCGGGCATTCGTCCTGTGTACGCTCAAATCGGAGGCGTGAGCGATGCCTACCTGAGAGAAAAGATTCAGGAGGCTTCCGACAGAACTATCGGGCTTATTGAAACGCTTCCCAATGATTACCTCGACAAAAAGGGTCTTTCAAGCCTTTGGACTTCACTCAAGAAGCTGCACTTCCCCGTTACAGAGCAGGATATTAAGGACGGTCAAACCCGACTCCTTCAGGAAGACCTCGTATATTTTGCTATGGCTAACGAATGGGCCGCACGAAAGATTTCTAAGGGTAGCCAATTCTCCGTCAAGACAAACGGCTGGATTGAAAAGATTAAGAATACCCTGCCCTATTCTCTCACAAAAGACCAGATGGACGCGATTGAGAGCATGACTCAATTTGCAGCAGACGGGCACCGCATCAACGCGCTTGTGCAGGGCGATGTCGGTTGTGGAAAGAGTATCGTTGCATTCTGCCTTATGATGACTATGGCCGAGAATGGGTATCAGGCAGCGGTGATGGCTCCCACGCTGGTGTTGGCGCGTCAGCACTACGAGGACCTCTCCGCTCTGGCGGAACCGTTTGGCGTAAGCGTCGTTTGGCTTGGCAGCGATTTGAAGACGAGCGAAAAGAAAAAAGCCTTGGCCGTCATCAAGGAAGGCAAGGCGCAACTCATTGTTGGAACACAGTCCATCATTGGAGAAGATGTGGAGTATAAAAATCTCGCCTTAACCGTAACGGATGAGGAACACAAGTTTGGCGTTGACCAGCGTACAGCGCTCATCGAAAAGGCTTCAGGCGGTGTTCATTCTATTACTATGTCTGCCACCCCCATCCCCCGCAGTCTGGCTCAGGTAATTTATGGGGATACCGTGCAGCTCCACACCATTAAAACGATGCCGGACGGACGTCTTCCGGTTATTACCGGTATTGCCACAAGTAAAGAAAAAATCTTTCGCTTCATTCTGCTGCAGAAACAAAAGGGGTATCAAACCTATGTTGTCTGTCCGCTTATTGATAGAAGCGAGAAGCTGGAAGGCGTACAGTCTGTCGAGGAAGTCAGCGCAGAATACCGTTCTGTTCTGGAGCCGTATGGCGTCCGCATCGAAACAGTAACAGGCAAGATGGGAAAGACAGAAACGGAGGACATTCTCTCGCGCTTCAAGGATGGTCAAGTAGATGTGCTTGTCAGTACAACCGTTGTGGAGGTTGGCGTAAATGTCCCTACCGCGACAATGATGGTCATTGTAAACGCGGACCGTTTCGGGCTTTCCAGTCTGCACCAGTTGAGAGGGCGTGTAGGGCGGAGCAGCGTACAGTCCTATTGTGTGCTGGAAGCAGGCGCGTCGCCCACGCCGGCTGCGATGGAGAGACTGAACGCCATGGTACAGACCAATAACGGGTTTGAAATTGCAGAGGCGGACCTCCGCATTAGAGGTGCCGGAGATTTCCTCGGCACAGAACAATCCGGATGGAACCGATATATGACCCTTATGATGGCATACCCCGCTGAGTACGAACAGGCAAAGGAGGACGCAAAGACACTTTTGAACAGAGGAAAAGGTTCCTGCAAAATGGTCGATTCCATAATCGCGGGAGGTCAGGAGACCGACAATACCGCAAAGGAGGCATCAAGAAAATGAGTGCTATTTATAAAAGAACAAATCCTACAAAGCCGGCACGAGCTGGAGACGATATAAGGTACGGAGAAAACGTCTCAACAACTGTCTATACCTCTATAGTCCTGCTCCTCCGCAAATTAAGAATTGCGGAGGATGCAGGCAACATGGCAAGAGTAAACAACATTATCACAGACACCACGCCATACAGGGCAGAAATGAAAAAGCTGCGGTTAGCCGAACAGCTTAATTGTCCAGAAGAAAAGCTGCCAGCCCTTTTATTTGATAAAACTCCCGTTACAAACGGAGAAACACAGCGATTTATAGGCTGGCAGGGATTTAACTGGCAAATCGTTTTTCGGATTCTTGCCGAGTTGGACATATCTTACGAGGAAATGATTCGATTCGGAGATAAAACCTTTCCAGCTTTCAGCAGCCTACCGCCAGATGTTCAAGAAGTCTATAATCTTGTAGATAGCTTTCCAGAAACGATAAGAGACGGATGCATAAGAGAGTCAGCTCTCGGCATGATTGATACGATGTGGATACATCAATTCTGGGATGATAAAAAACGCAGCTTATTGCTGCGCCCTTCTGCGCGAGTACAGTACGTTTTTTCCCATAGATGTTCATTTAAGCGACAGGATATTCTCGATTTGGATGAATTGATTCAGTCCGGAAAAGGCAATTTTGAATTAGATGATAAACAAAAGGATGTCATTCACGAGTTGGCGAATATCATGTTGGTGAGACCCTCCTGCTCCACAAGCAACGAAAGAATTCTGCCGCATATAGCGGCTGCCTTTGGCGTCTCTTTACACTGGCTCATGGGGATGCCAAGCACAATGCGACTTTATGCGAAAAACTCTACGACAGAAGATATTGTTTCCGCCTATTATTTCATGTCAACCACCTGCAAGATTGAGTTTAGAAAAGCGCTACAAAAGTTTTCCGAAAGACTTGAACACTTTAAGGAGGAAAACAAATGAGAAAAAAGGATAGTGCAGTCAACGCATATATCGACTGCAATAAATGGGCGACAAAACTCAATACGCGGTTCTCTTCCGCCGAGAAGTCGGAAAAATTGAATTACAAGGAAATGCTCGGAATATATGCCGAATTCAGCGATGAGCTCACTTTGGTACGCAGGCTTGTTTCCGCGAGAGTGTACGAAGAGCTGTTTGCCATTACCAAAATGCCGGGTGTCTATGGAGAATGGAATGTGAAGCAAATTGGCGCAGAAATCGGCATGGACGCAACTAAAATGTCGCGCCTCAAGGAGCCTGAGGACGGTGCGCTTACCTCTGTGGGCCCGTTTGAGTTACGCATTTCGCCTCCAGCAGACGGCAAGCAGACGCGACGGCTGCCTGAAGGGTTTTATGCGTCTGTTGAAGGTCTTTACAAAACCTCATACTTTTTCCTTGACAAGTCCTGCGAAAAAGTCTTATTCGGAGATGAGTGTGCGCCCATCCACCTCCCTCACAACTACTCCTCCCTTTTCTCCCAAATCTCTGCAGTTCCGTTTTCCGATTCCTTGCGGATACAAGTTAAGATTAAAGAAATGTGCAAGCAGTACGAGCAGTACATGGTAAGGGAAACGGCAGACGGCAAAAAGCCAGAAAACTACGTATACGCGGACAGCGCAGGTGCTCCCATTGATTTTCAGGGGCTTTATATAAAGAGGCTTAACGAGAAGATGGAAAATGACTGCTGTAATGCTTCCTCACTGTTCGGCGAAGACGCCAGTGCTCCTTTTAAGAACATGGCAATCAGATGCTTTAGCGTTCCTATAGACACATTTGAAAAGTCAGATAGGGCAATATTCTTTGACAAGAATGGAACTCTTATGAGACCGGAGAAGAAGTCCGGAAAGAAAGAACCAATGGGAACGACCGGCAATCTTATGATGCTGAGTATTGGACTCGACACGGCTGTGGACTATTTCATTTCCCCCGATTATACGAAATATTCGACGCTGCTTGCTCGAACAAATGTCCCAGATAAAAGTGGAAACGAGAGGGAGTTTACGCTCGATGAAGGTATGCGGTCAGCCCTTTCTTCAATCCTGATGATTTCTGACGATAACGATAGAAGTGAGGTCGTAGCGGAAGCCCTTTGCGACTGCTGGATGGCACAATACTCCGAGGAAATAAGGTAAAAAAAAGAGGCAGGCGAAAGCCGCCTCTTTTTTCTCTGCCATTGTTGACATTATAAATAATTGTGGTAGTATAATAGTATAATTACGAAGATATTTTTATAAGGAGACTTATCTCCGCTTCCAGTCACACCAAGTATTCAAGACAGTTATCCCAAGACAGGGATAGCTGTCTTTTTATATATTTTTTTACATTACAACACAATAAGAAAGGAGAAAACATAATGGCACAGGCAAAAATGGTTTTCAGCTATCTCGGACCCGTTCGTGTCTATGACGACATTACCACAAATAAGTGGGGCGGGACGACTATGGCGGTTTCTGAGAAACAGGCTCGCAACAACTTGGCTCACCAGTATCGAAAACAACGCGGATTGCTCCAGTGTGTGCCTGTCAAAATGACGGGTGAGCTGACCAGCTACACCGCACCGGTGATGCCTCCGTTCCGTAACAGACGCAGCCGCCCGACGTATCAGGGAGGTGAAGTGCAATGATGTGGAATGGAAAGTGGAACGGAGCAAATGCCATCGTAGTTCACACGCCACAGAGCTTTCGGTCGTTCAAGCGAGCTATCCGTTCTCTTGGCGATGTGTGGGCTGACTGGAATCATGTGTATTTCAGTCAATGCAGAGATTTGTACTCCGCAGCATACCTTCCCTGCTATCCAGACAAGAGTCCTGAAGATAGCACAATCACCTATCACTGGCTCAAGGAAACTTGGTCCAAAGAAGGTCCTCGCGCCGTAGGCATGAACATTCAATAAACGAGGAGGAGAAGCTATGTCTACACCGCTGTATGAGTTAATTGAGAGAGCCGAGCGTATGGATTCCGTCTACTCCGAGCGCTACGCATCTTTCTCTTCTGAACAGGATAGGCGTGCGAAGCAGTGTATTGCGGAGGCTCGCGAAGCTATCGAAGAGCAGCGAAAACTCTGTGAAAGACGGCGTCGGCAAGCAATCGCAACAATAGGCCAACGGCCAGAAAGGACTACAGCATGAGTTACGTTATCACCAGCGAGGAGGATGCACGCGCCATCATCGACACTTACACAAACAAATGCCGCAACTGCGGCGAGTGCTCCCTCAACGCCGAAGGCTGGCGGTGCTCCCATCTCTATGAGGTCGCCCGTCGCTACCTTGGGCGCAAGTACCCAGATGATGTTTCGGCAACGTTGAAAAGAAAGGAGTAAATTCATTGTGAAAGTAAAAAAGAAAATTCGTTACGCCGGCGAATGCTGCATTTGCCACGAACCCATTGAGGTTGGCGAAGAATATGTCGAGGCACCCTACGAAAATAAACAGTGTCATATCGACTGCATGGAGACAGAGCCGCTCAAAGCGGTTCTGTCTTTTTTCGGCATTCCGTCGTGTGTAACCAATTCTGAAGGAAAGGAGACAAGAATCTATGGGTAGAAATGGAAACATCCGCAGGGGCGATGTATTTTGGGTCAATGCGAAAGAAATCGAAATCTTTTCCCCTTGGGCCCCGGAAGGAAGCCAGTTCCGCGATAAAGACGGACATCCTTCCAATAGCTCTGTTATCAGAGGGCATCGTCCCGCAATCGTTGTATCTTCGGATGACCTGAACCGCTACAGCAGTGTAGTGGAGGTCGTATTTACGACATCATCTCCAAAGATGCAGCAGCCCTCCCATGTACTCATCACGAGCACGAGCCGCCCCAGCACAGCACTGTGCGAGCAGCCGATGGCAGTTTCTGTCAATGAGCTGGGGGCCTATATCTGCCACCTGACTGAAACGGAGCTGGTAGACATCGACGCCGCGCTGTACTACAGCATGGGGCTGAGTGCTCGTGTGAACGACAATGATGATAATACATGGCGTGCGCGGTATGAAACCATGCACAGGGCATATTCCGAGATGCTTGTCCATGTTATGCGAATCATGGACAGCAACAACAAGCGGGCCACACCGTACCCCGCAGCCACCGTTGGAAGAAGAAAGGAGCAAGCCGAAAATGAGTAATCCTATCTTCATCGTGTTTGCCTGTGACGCTTGGAAATCAACAGACTCTATGAGGCTGGTTTCCGCAACAACTTCCCGCGCAAAGCTGAAGGAGCTTGTGGCAACCTGCGTCGAGTCCGAGACGTTTGAGTACGGCGAAGACTCCGTAGAGGCCGCTGCGACGCAGCTCCGCAAGGACTTTGATAGCGGATTAAGTATCTACGACATCAACAACAACCTCAGATTCGGTATTATAACCGCTGCCGAGGATGGCGAGATGTAACGGAAGAAAGGAGATGTAAAAATGGGATACACTATCATTGATGCCCGCTCTTTCATCAAGACAACTCGTGGTATCATTCCCCTTGCATTGGGTGGCAGCAACAACTGCTCCGAGTTTATCTACGACAGGAATTTCAAGCCGCGAGAGGTTCGCGAGCGCCACTGGTTCTTGCTGGGAGGAATCAATCTTCTGGAGCTTCCTGAGGACGAATTTGTGGCGAAGGTGAATACCACCTTCCCCGACAACGGCGATGAGTGCTGGAGGATGAACAGCAAGTGGGTCACTTGCTCTCAGGCACGGAAATGGTTTGCTCGCGCCGCAAAGGATGCCGCCACGCTGGAGGACATCCTCGCCGCCAATCCCGGCGTCAACGACCTGAATGTAGGGCTGATGCCCTATACGTCCGGCGACCATCTGCTGTGGAGGTATGTCAGAACAACGGATGAGCTGGAAGTCTGGCTGGATGAGGCACGGGAACTGGTAAAAGAACACAAGGACCACTACATCTTCATGTCGTTCAGCGGAACACAGCGCGGCGAGCGCCTGCGACCTGCCAGAGCGCGGGATGTAAAGGGTCCGCTTGTCGTGCAAAAGCGCAACGCGGGCTATGTGCGTGCGTTTGATAATGTGAATGGAAGAATAACTGTGCATTTCACAAAGGATGTCAGAGATGCCATTCATTACCCGTCTGTGGAATCAGCTACGGCAGCAATGGGAGAGGTTATCAGCGTAATGGGACTTGAGTTCAAGACCGTAACGCGCAAGATGACGGCGCCTCGGCCCTATGTCGTTATGTGTACGGAAAAGGCATACGCAGGGAAGTATGTGAAGAAATCCGTGAAGAACAACCTCCAGTACACGTCCTCCGTGGATGATGCTCAGAGGTTTATCAGTGAGAAAGACGCTGAGGCAAAAATTTCTTCCTTGCGAGGCAAATTTCTCAGCGCACAGTATCTCAAACCAGTTTACGTAGAAGCGTGAACAACAAGCCTAAAAAAAGAGCCGCTATGCGGCTCTTTTCTTTTGCGTCGAAACCGTTGACATTATAAGGAAATGTGGTAGTATAGTAGTATAATTACGAAGATATTTTTATAAGGAGCTTTGTCTCCGTTTTCAGTCACATCATCACATTCAAGACAGTTGTTCTCTTTTGAGAACGACTGTCTTTTTATATATTCACTACATTTTTGTTCCCATAAGACCTTAACACAGGCTGGGAGAAAGGAGAAAAATATGGCATATATCTGTGAAAAGCCTGCTGGTTCCTGTGCGTTATGTGAGCACTATCGTTTCGATGAGGAAAAGGGACGAAAAGTGTGCTTTGCCGCTGTGGATAAGTGCGAGGCAGAAAAAAAAGCAGCCGAGCTGAAGGTCGTTGCGTCGAAATCCGGATGTGATAAGGCAGAGAACACCTGCACCTCCTGTGAGAAGTATGTGTGGGACGACAAAGTGGCGCGTTACGTGTGTCTCGAAGGCGAGGATGCAGCGAGAACTGCAACCCTTCCCAGCAGAAGATACGCGATGCTTTTTGTGAACCACTCCCCTATCGACGAAGGCTCTCTTGTGGATGTGTGTGCGTTGTCCTTCGACACACTGGATGAGGCTCGTGAGGGCGTCGAGTTGGCAAAAAACGCGCACACACACGTCAGCAACCAGCTCAGAGGCAGACGAGGTCTTTTCCCGTTTGCCGGTGAAATGCTCTCCGATGAGGAGTGCCGCCGTGTGTTCGGCGCAAAGGTTCTCTGTGCGTCTTCCCTCTACTACACGGATGAGTACGATGCAAGGGTCAAGGCGAGAGCTTTTTCCTACCTCGCGGTAGAGACCGAAAATGCGCGGGATGTTATCCGGCGTCTTCTGCATCACAATTTGGACTGTGGCACCTGCCAGACCTTCGTTGATGAGGGTTGCGAAACCTATCACGACTGCCCCTACCACGGCGAGTGCGCCAAGTTGGGCGATGTCTGGGTCGAAAGGGCTATTTAAGATTTGATGTGGGAACCCACAAAAAGTCTTTGTAGCACAGCCGTATCGACGTATGTAAGTCCCTCAGGTAGAGGGTACGGACGCACCTGCGGGTTTTTCCAGCTCGCAGCTCTGCCAAGCATACGCCGAGGTAAGGGAGACACTACCGCCTCCTCTGGAGGTGAGACACTACTGAAAGGAGATGAGCGCACATGACAATGGTCTATGTGCAAAACAAAGACGGTAAACCTTTGATGCCGACAACTCGCTATTGCTATGTGCGCCTTCTCCTGAAGGAAAAGAAAGCACGAGTTGTTTGTACCACCCCGTTTACCATCCAGTTGAACTATGACACCCCTGACATCACCCAAGACCTGATTCTTGGCATCGACCCCGGCAGGACGAATATCGGCGTTGCTGTCGTCAAAGAGGACGGCTCCTGCGTGTTCTCCGCACATCTGGAGACCCGCAACAAGGAAGTGCCTCTCTTGATGAAGAAGCGTGCTGCGTTTCGGAGAAACCATCGTACGCTGGACCGGCGCAGGAAGCGTCAGCGTCGTGCGAAGGCTGCGGGAACCACTATCGCCGAGGGTTCTGTCGAGAGATTG